ATATCACTGATACTAAAATAACCAAACCTAGATCCGGTCAACTTAAGGAGCATGACCAGTATCGTAATTTTGTTACATTAAAGCAGTGTATAGAATTACGGTCTATCATTAACTATGACACTGACCCTGTTATGGAAACTAAAGACATTAAGGGTATGAATTTTGGAACTAAATTTAAGGGCAAACAAAACGTGTGGACATTCAGATTTGCTCCTGATAGATCAGGAGTTTATTCAGACGGAATCAGTGAGATAGGATGTTTAGTTAATGATCTACATGAAGTTCCTATCATTCAAAATTTAACTGAATCGATAAATATTTCTAAATCGATCTTTGACTTAAAAGATCCAGAAAATAAAAATACCACCGTCAAGGCAATCAAAGGCACCATTTAGGCACAATCAAGCAGTTCTATACCAGGAGACCTCAAGTGGCTGTTGCAACAGATATAGAAAAAGAGAACCTTGAAGCACATGTTGAGTTATGCGCTCAAAGATATGATGCTCTAGATAAACGCCTTAGTGCAATCGAGGACAAGGTTGGAAAACTTCAATCTACAATTGAAAAAAGTCATGGCGATACTATTAAAGTTATGATAGGAACTGCTGGCACAGTGCTAGTAGGTATTATTGGATTGATAGTAACGATTCTCAATAAGGCGCCATGATTAGAAAAACCTCAGATGAAATTTTTAAGGATTTTTCTGATCTAACTAAAACTGTTAAAAAAGATCTAAGAAAGAAAGGACTAGTTCCTGCTAGTCTTAACACTGACGGATCAGTGCGAGTAGGGAATTTCAGTATTGTGAAAGATTCTTCGGGTTTTTATTCAATTATAGATAGTAATAAAACTACTATAGAAAAAAACATCAATCTACCACATACTGCGGCTATATTAGCTAACAAGTTGGCACTGGGATTATGGTCTGATCGTGATGTGTTAAATGCAGATCGTAAATACGGTCATTTATGCTTTGATGAAACATTATATAAACAAAGATATTTGAAATATCGAAAAAAGAAACTTTACGATCAAGCAGAAATTTTTATAGAAAAGTTTAATACTGCAAGGCTTCGAAAGCAACTACTACATACACAAATTGTTCAAGGTTTTGAAAAACTATTAAAAATTGAATAAATAAAACATCAATTCTTTGGATTTAATATGAAAACTGCTGAATTTAATAAGAGACTAACCAGTAAGACTCTACAGGAAAATTTATCAAAGTCATTTGGCTTAAGTATTAATCTTGAAGATTATAATAGAGAACAGCTTGAAGATTTTAGAAATAAATTAAGAACAAGGGTTTTTCAGAAAGAAGGGTCGGCCGGTATCAATGCATTGCTAACAGACGAATCATATCAAAAAGATAAAGCTATGTTGCAATTGCTCAACACAAGGATTAAAGAAATGTTAGGTGAAGACATCAAAAAACTAAGAGATAAATTAGATGCTTTGGATGCATTATCAGAAGCTAAAAAAGGTGTCAGAGCACCTAAACATACTAAAAAAACTAAAGGAACCGATGATGGCAACTTAGCCAACAATTATCCCCCTTTTGATAAAGTTACTAGAGGCGATGTAATCGCCGGTGCTACTGGAAAAGATCAAAAGGGTGGAAAGAAGAAAGATCAAGCAACAGCAGAAGCTCGTGTAAAAGGCAAAGGTTATGACAATCCTGAACACGATGCTAAACCACCAGAGGGTAAAGTTCCTTTTACCAGCTTCCATCAAGGCAAACAAGGTGATCAAGCAGCAAGACTACATGCTACACAGGTTAAAGGCAAATTGGTTAAAGGCAAAGCGCAGAGCGCCAAGCAGGACGAGCCTGGTGTAAAAGAAGCCGCAGAGGACAAGTGTAACCATACACCTAAAGGTAAAAAGTGCCCAGTACATGGCTTAAAAGAGTGTGGCACAATGGAAGGAAAGGATGATGGAAAAAAGTTTGATCCACTAAAGCACGTAAAAGATCCTACACCAGGTGAAAAGAAGGCTGCTAAAGATGTCAAGCGTAGTAGTTACGCAGATCGTGCCGCAATGTTAAGATCAGCAGAAAAAGATGGACGTTTAAAAGAAAGCCAATTTAAGCAGAATGTCCGTTTGGTAAATGAAAGCCTAGCATACTTACTCAGTGAAAATGAAGAAGAAAAAGCCAAGAGTATTACAGCGGCTGGTGATATTGTAAATGATTACACATCATGGATGCAACGTGTTGGGCAGTATCAGACAAAGTCTATGATTGAACTTGCAGATAAAATTCGTAGTGATTTTGGTCCAGCAGAGGCAGAAGCATTTAAAAATGCTGTAGGTCCTGCTCTAAGTCAAACATTAGAAATGTTAACACAACAGCGTGAAGCCATTAGTAATGCTGTAGCGGCTCTAGCAGGAGAGCAAATGCCCACAGAACCAATGGGAATGGACACTGCTCCTGAGCCGGGTTTAGATGCAGCTGAACCCGACATGATGAACGAACCTGGCGATGAGTTTGCTGCCAGTGATGCTGCTGCGGGAGGTCCTGAAGCATCTGGACGTGAAATGCGTGAAAGTAAATTTGCTCGCAAGCTAGCAGAAAGTCATAGTATTATTAGCAAACTAGCAAGATGAAAATCGTTGAGCTTTTAGAGGATCCTAGCTATGACATAGGATCCTTAAGAAGTGCTTTGTCAGTAAGACAAGGACAATCTAAAAAGTCTGGATCAGGAAAAGAATTACCATTTGCTGTGGTAAAAGATATAGCTCGTGATCTAGGCTTTAGCATCACTGATGTTGACACTTTAAAATTGTTTAAAGATAAGATTGACCCCACTGGAGATGTCTTTGATATTTCCGATAGTGGAGGTGTATTATTAAAAAATCCAGAAAAGCTAAAAGCCATGACCAAATCTGGAGGTCCTAGTGTAGATGCTATGGCTAGTAGTAATGCTAAAACTTTAAGTCCAGCTCACGGCTCAAAAATTTGACAAATTAGAATTTAATAGTATAATTACTAGATGAATTATACTCCACCACCATTTGTTGATCGATTTCAATATAAAAACTGTAAACAAATTAATGATCCAGTAACTCGTAAAAGAGTTTACCTTACACCAGACGGCGAACGCTTGCCCAGTGTTACTACTATCTTAAGTTCAACAAAGGACATGACAGCCCTAAATGAATGGCGTGACAGAATAGGGCACGAAAAGGCTCAGCAAATAACTACTGAGGCTGCTGGAATTGGCACAGCCATGCATGGCAATTTGGAAAGATTTATTGCAGGAATTCAAAGACAGCCAGGCAATAACCCTGTGCATGTTCAAGCTAATAAGATGGCTGATGTCATTATTGAAAACGGTCTAAAACATGTAGATGAAGTTTGGGCTATGGAGCAGAGCTTATACTATCCCGGGTTATATAGCGGAACTACAGATTTAGTAGGTGTTTTTAAAGGTAGTCCTGCTGTAATGGATCATAAACAGACAAATAAACTAAAAAAAGAAGCTTGGATAGATGATTATAAAATTCAACTAGTAGCTTATATTATGGCTCATAATGCAGTTTATGGAACCGATATTAAAGAAGGACATGTATTCATGTGTTCTAGAGATCTACAATATCAACAGTTTGATCTGTGGCCAGATGAATACCTTTATTGGGAAAAACGCTGGATTGATAAGGTAGAAGAATACTACAGGACTTAAACAACCACTAGCTGGATAAATATCCCATAAGGGGATATTTTCTATGGCTGTAGTTGAGATTAGTCGAATTCAAGTTCGCCGCGGGCAGGAAAATCAAACAGGCGTTCCTATTCTTGAGAGTGGTGAGTTCGGTTGGGCATCTGATACTGAACGTTTGTATATCGGTCTTCGTCGTGTTGACGGTGGTGCAAGAGATGCCAACATAAGAGTATTAACTGAGAACGATCTTAGGAATTTCTTTTCATCAAGCTCTAATCTCACAGGCCTAAATACATCCTCGGTTTATACCTATAGAGATGGAACTGGTATAGCAACTAGCTCAACAAATTATCCAGATGTTGCATCTGCTATCGCTGATGAATGGGAAAGATCTGTTCAAAATAAACTAGATGATAGTGTAAACGTAAGAGATTTCGGAGCAGCCGGTGATGGAATAAACGACGATACCGGACCTATTCAAACTGCAATTTTGAGCTTATTTTTAAGAGATAGGCATATTGATTTTAACATAGCCACTACAGGTTCTCAAAAAATACTAGTAATCCCAGCAGGAGATTATAAAATTAGCCAAACTTTATATCTTCCTCCTTATGCTAAAATAGCAGGTGAAGGTATAGGTAACACAAGGCTCATTCAAAGCTCATCAAATCAACACTTTTTTCAAACAGTAGGTTCTACATCAACTACTAACGATTATGCCCAATTTCCTAACATTACTAGTCCAGGATCAAATAATATAATTATAGAAAGGATGAGCCTAGTTCATACGGGCACATCAACATTGAGTTTTATAGCGCTGGATTGCTCAAGTCATTCTACAGTTAAAGATGTAAGATTTGAAGGAAATACAGCCACAACTACATCAAGCTACGTTGGCGTTGAAATTAAAGGGGTTGGGTTAGTAGGAAGTGATCATGTTACCGTAGAAAACTGCCAATTTGATGGGTTATATTACGGAGTAAAAGTTGGATCTTATGCTAGATCGACTGTTTTAAATAATAATCATTATATTCAATTAAACAGAGGTGTAGTTCTTAAATCTGAAGAATTAGGTGCTGAACCATTATTTGCAACCATTTCAAACAGCTATTTTGATCTAATCGATCGTGAAGGTATCTACGCCTATTCTGACACTGCAAATACTGTAACAAATCATGTGAGTCAGAATAATAAATTTTGGAATGTAGGTAATTATAGAACTGGGTTTAATACCACTGCAAGCAGCACAGCTATTATCAATTTCGGAACCTTAAGAAATATCAGCCAAAATGATTATTTTCATAGAACTGAATATGAATTAGCAGTTGCAGATATAGCAGATAACTTATATGAACCATATGTCACAGGTCACACAGTTATTCAAGATTCTAATGTAAAAACAAAAATTGTTCCACAAGGAACTACTTCAACGGTGTTGATCTATCCTATTACAGGTAATGCACAGTATATAACTGTAAAATATCATGTTTATAATGTTGGTGGAACTACTAATATAGATAGAAGAGGTAACTTAGACATCTATGTGCCCAGCGGAGTTTATCCTACTGCTCAAGTGTCCGATAACTACAATTTTCTGACTAATGATGGAGAAATTGATTGGGTTCCTGAAATTAGCAGTGCAAATAAAAATATAAAATTTAAAGTTACTAATCCAGATCCAACAGGAACAGGAGCTGTCTTTAATGTAAATAATAATCCTTTTCCTGCCTATTCAGGTGTAGCAACAGCAGGAACTTATACAGTTTCAATAGCAACAGCTGGATCAAATTATAAAGTAGGTGATAATATTAGAATTGAGGGTTATTGGTTTACCACCGGAATTTTTACTGCAACTAGCCCAGCTAATAATGTTAGTCTAACAGTTACAGGTATTGACGGCGGCGGTGGAATTACAGGGCTTTCATTACAAGCATCTGCGGCTACAAATATTGTTACAGCAACTAGTTTCAGTATAAGCACTAGCACTACAATCAATAGGGTTGGGGGATTTGGTGCCCCAGTATATGTTGAATACCAATCCAATATAATGTTAACTTGATGTTTGAAGAAACCGTAGAAAAAAGATTAGAAACTTGGTTAGAATTTAGAAGAAAATTAGAAAAATCCTCAAATCCATTACAGGAAGTGTGGGATTTTTGGAATCAAGCTCCATTTATACCCTATAACCAGTATATAGATCATTACTACCAAAATGCATGGCCTAGTCCCTGGGAAATCATCGCCAAAAACAAATATGACGATTTTACCAAGGCCTTAATGATAGGTTGGACACTGAAAATTACAAAACGGTTTAATGAATCTGATATTTTCCTTCAAACTGCTGTAGACATTAGCAGTCAAAGAGAGTATAATCTAGTATATGTAGATAATTCCTGGGTCATAAACTATAGCGATAATGGGCCTGTAGACATAAAAAATCTGCCTGATTCGTTTAAGGTTGAAAACTTAATAGAGTTGACCACACCGAGGTAAATATCTCATCCAAATAAAATGAGGTGAAGTCCTATGATCACAGTGGTCAAAAGGAATGGGAATCGTGTTCCCTTAGATATTAGTAAAATACAGAGACAAGTAGCGAACGCATGTAGGGGAATTGATGGGGTTAGCCCTAGCATGATTGAAATTAAGGCCCAAATAGAACTCCATGACGGTATGACTACTAAAACCATCGACGAGCTATTGCTCAAGGCTATGGTTAACTTGATTGACGAAACAGAAAATCCTGAGATTAATAACGTAAATTATCAATACGTTGCAGGTAGACAAAAAACTTCAATGCTGAGAAAAGAAGTTTACGGTGATTATCACCCTCCTAAGCTATATTCTATAATTAAGAAAAATGTAGAATTAGGGATGTATACGCCCGAACTACTTGATTGGTATAGTGAAGAAGACTGGAATACCATAGAATATTTCATCGATCACGACAAAGATGAAAACTATACCTATGCTGCTATTGCACAATTATCCGAGAAGTATCTAGTTCAAAATCGTGCTACCGGACAAATATATGAAACACCTCAAGTAAGATATGCTGTGGCCGCTGCAACAGCATTTCATGCAGAACCAAAAGATAAAAGGTTAAAGTATGTAAAGGACTACTATGAGTGCGCATCAGATGGCCATTTTACTCTTGCCACTCCTGTGCTTGCTGGTCTTGGCACTACTACTAAACAGTTTAGTAGTTGCGTTCTTATCAGTAGTGACGATACCCTTGATAGCATATTTGCTGCTGGAGAAATGATGGCCAAGTATGCCAGTAAACGTGCTGGCATTGGTTTGGAGATTGGTCGTATCAGACCACTCGGTGCCCCCATTCGCAATGGTGAAATCAAACACACAGGAATGATTCCTTTTTTGAAAAAATGGTATTCAGATCTTAGGTCTTGCAGCCAAGGTGGTATTCGTAATGCAAGTTGCACCGTGACATTTCCAATCTGGCATTATCAGTTTGAAGATCTTATTGTATTAAAGAATAATCAAGGAACAGAAGAAACTCGTGTTCGCCAAATGGACTATAGCGTGGTTATAGGTGCTATGTTTTGGCGTAGGTATAAAAACAAAGAAATGATCACTTTGTTCGATCCTCATGAAGTTCCTGATCTATACGAAGCATTCTATCGTAATACTAAAGAGTTTGAAAGGCTTTATCTACGCTATGAGCAAGATAAAACAAAAAAGAAAAAAGTATTGTCAGCGGATGAAATATTCAAAAATGGCATTCTTAAAGAGAGAACTGACACTGGTAGAATATACCTTGTCAATATTGACAACGTCATCCAACAAGGTTCCTTTGATACAAGCACTGATCCCATTTATCAATCAAATCTATGCCAAGAGATACTTCTACCCACGAAGCCTTTCCAGAGAATTGAAGATCCTGAAGGACGAATTGCTCTTTGCACACTTGGGTCGATTAACTGGGGTGCGTTCCGCAATCCGCAAGATATGCGAAAGGCCTGTAGGGTATTGGTTCGCTCATTGAGTAACCTACTTAATTATCAAGACTTTTTATCTGTTCAAAGCAAATTAGCTAACAATGATTTTGAACCATTAGGAGTAGGTATTACTAATCTTGCGTATTGGCATGCTCGTAAAGGATTAAAATATGGGGAAAAGGAAAGTCTTGCCGAAGTAAAACGTTGGATGGAACATCAGGCCTTTTATCTTACAGAAACCAGTGTTGAACTAGCACAAGAACGTGGCGCATGTAATCGTTCGTCTTTTACCTACTATGGTAAAGGTGTATTTCCTTGGGAGAGAAGAAACAGCGGTGTTGATACATTAACTGATTTTACTCCAAGTCTAGATTGGGAACCTCTACGTGAACGTATGAAAAAGTATGGTATTAGAAACGGCACACTAATGGCTGTAGCCCCTGTAGAATCAAGCTCAGTGGTTTTAAATTCTACCAACGGTATTGAAATGCCAATGGAACTGATTAGTGTTAAAGAATCTAAAGCAGGATCGTTTGTTCAGGTCGTTCCGGAATACAAACGATTAAAAAACAAATACGAGTTAATGTGGGATCAAAAAGATTGTGTAGGATATCTTAAAACTGCCGCTGTTCTAGCTGCCTACATCGACCAAAGCCTTAGCACCAATACATTTTATAATCCTGCTTATTTTCAAGGTGGCAAGGTTCCTGGAACCTTAATTGCTAAGAATCTAATGCTAGCTTATAAATGGGGTATTAAAACCATTTACTATAGCTTGATCAACAAAATCGGTGCAAAGTCTGAAGTTACTACAGCGACAATTAAGACTATTGAAAATATTGAATTAGATGAAGCCGACTGCGAGGCTTGTGTTTTATGAGTGACACTAGTAAAAAAGATCAAGTAGTAAAATGGTTAGCCTACTACGGTGTTCATGATTACATAGAAATTGAAGATGAAGCTGTTCCTTTTCTTTTAGGACAGCTAATGCAACCTGATGTTTCTAGAGTAAGGATTGATAGCGAAGGTGGTCTAGTGATTGAATTTGATGATGACCAATATGGAGAGACAGATTATGAGTAAATTGCAATATGATATTTCGAAACAGACAAATTATCTAAAAAGAAAAATGTTTTTAGATCCAGAAGGACCTGTTACAGTGCAGAGATTTGAAGAAGTCAAATATCAAAAAATTCAAAAATTCGAAGAGCTGGCTCGAGGATTCTTTTGGGTTCCTGAAGAAATTACTCTTACAAAAGATAAAATTGACTTTAAAGAGGCTAGTGATGCTGTTAGACATATTTTTACAAGTAATCTTCTACGTCAAACTGCTTTAGATAGCATCCAGGGTCGTGCTCCTAGTCAAATTTTTGCTCCAGTAGTTAGTATTCCTGAATTAGAAGCACTTATTAATAATTGGAGTTTCTTTGAAACTAATATTCATAGTAAAAGCTACAGTCATATTATACGAAATGTATACGGTGTTCCTAAAGATGCGTTTAACACAATACATGATACTAAAGAAATTGTAGACATGGCATCTAGTGTAGGTGAATACTATGACAAACTGCACAGCCTAAACAGTATCAAAGAAGTTAACCCCGAGCTTGTTAGCGAGAAAGAACATGTTAAGGCAATTTGGTTGGCGCTGCATGCCAGTTATGCACTAGAAGCACTAAGGTTCATGGTCAGTTTTGCCACTAGCCTGGCCATGGTCGAAAATAGAATCTTTATTGGTAATGGGAATATTATTAGCCTAATTCTCCAAGATGAGTTGCTACATGCAGAGTGGACTGCGTGGATCATTAACCAAGTTCAGAAAGAAGACTCACGATTTGCAGAAATCGTAGATTCTACCAGAGAAGAAGTCTATAGTATGTATGTGTCAGTAATAAAAGAAGAAAAGACATGGGCAGACTATTTGTTCAGCAAAGGAGTGGTTATTGGCCTTAATCCACAAATATTAAAAGATTTCGTAGACTATACTGCATTTGAAAGATTAAAAGAAATAGGTATCAGATATAAAGAGGATCATCCTAAATCCAATCCTATTCCTTGGTTTAACAAACACGTTAACATCAATAAAAAGCAGACTGCTTTACAGGAAAATGAAAGCACTAATTATGTCATTGGTGTAATGAGTGATCATGTTGAGCATGAACTATTGCCAGAGATATAGGATATTATATGGCCAAAATACATGAGGAAATTGTGATATTAAGATTAAGTAAATTAATAAAAAATGACGAAGAGGACACTACCTCTTTTCTAAACAAAGATTTTAACGCTAATCTAGAAGATATTGTGCAAGAATTAGTAGGAGAATCTATCTTAGTGGAAATTGAAAGGAAAGAAAAATGAAAGCCATAGTTTGGAGCAAATATCACTGTCCGTATTGTGATCAGGCCAAATCTTTACTCAAACAAAAAGGAATCCAATTCGAAGAAAGAAAAATCGGTGATGGATGGACCAAGGAAGAATTACTAGAAGCAGTTCCTACGGCGAGAACAGTTCCACAAATTTTTCTGGATGATCAATTAATAGGTGGATTTACTGAATTGAAGGACTATCTAAAAGAGGTAGCGAATGGATAAAGAGTTTTCTATTTCAGCGGATAGTGATCATATGGCTAGTCAGATTTCCGCATTAGATACTGAACAAATTTCTACATTAGAAATTAAGGATCTTGCCGATCTCAACCTAGATACTATCAGCATAGATACATCTATAAACAATTATGGAACTGGTTTATCGGGAGCAGGTCAATATGCGGCTGCTGGTAATTATGTCCTCAGCACTAACGGAACTAATCCTGCCTGGAATAGTCTTAATTGGCCATCAATCACAAGTGGTGGATCTACAATAGACAATTCACTGTCAGTAAAAGGTAATGCAGAGTTTGACGGTGATGTAAAAATTCAAGGACACAGTATTCTACACCTGCTTAAAAAAATTGAAGATAGATTGGCGGTACTACAAGAACCGACTCCAGAAAAACTTGAAAAATTCGCAGCCTTGAAAAAAGCCTACGATCATTACAAAACTTTAGAAAGGCTCATAGGTGAAGAATAATTATGTTAATTAATAAATCATTCAATCCAGGTGATGTTGTAAGCATAAAACTGATTAATGGCGATGAAATTATTGCTAGGTATGAAAGTGAAAATGCAGAAGAAGTAGTAATTAATAGACCACTGGCCCTAACAATGGGCGGAGGTAGTTTGGGAATGATTCCTTGGATGTTCTTAAGTAATAAACAAGAATACACATTAAAAAAGAATCATTACTTTGTTATGGTTCCTACTAAGCCTGAAGCAGCCAAGCAATATATGCAAGGAACAACAGGGATTGCATTAGGATAACAATATGCCCTATATTCCAGGTAACGGTAGAATACAAGATGTTTTTAAGAGTAATGATGTCTATATCAATAATGTGCCAGTCGCATTATGGTTGAAAGCAGGAACTAGCTCAGGATTTGCCAATCTAGATGTAGATGGCGCTAGTGCCTTAGTTGACCCTGCTGTTGTTACTGTTACCAAAGGTAATACAGATAGTTTACTTGCCCAACAACAAAGTAACCCCTCGGGACCAAATAGTTTTTACAATGGTAATGCATCAGCTGATGGGGTGAAAGGAAACTATAGCCCTGCTGAGGACGGTGTTGATGTAACCCCGGGAACTGGAACAACAGGCACCATTAGCACATCTACTAGCACAATAGGAGCATCTGGACTAGTGCAATTGCTAACCAATGTGTTAGGAGAAGCTAATCGTGGTCTTTGGAGAGAAACAGGGCAAGGCGGTGCAGCTAGTAATCCAAACATAACAGGAATATGGTCAAAGTTAGGATTTGGAACAGCAAGTCCCTGGAATACAGATCAAACTGCTTGGTGTATGGGCTTTGTTAATTTTTGTCTTATGTCATCTGGAAATAAATTTGTAAAAACTGCTTCAGCTGCCGCTATTACTCAAAATCCTGCAGCCTGGGGGGCGGTAAGTGTTCCTAAAGATCAGGCACAACCTGGGGATATTGCTTTTTGGAGTTATAGGCATGTAAACTTTGTTTACACAGCTAATAATGGTAAGTATACTTTCGTAGGTGGCAATCAAAGTCCAGCTACCAAAACTAATAATCCAAACGACGGTGATGTTACTAAAAGTTATCCAAATGGAGCCCCTGCTAGCACTCCTACATGGGTAGGATGTTATCGAATTCAAAACTTAAAATAATGTGGCATCTAAGCTACAGCATTGACACAACCGTAGAGATTTAGTATACTACAAGTATTGTAAATTAACTAGGAGATGCTATGTATAAGTATGCGATTTGGGCTCGTATTAATGCTTTCCAAACTGTGAACACATTTGTTTGGGCTAACAATGACTATGAAGCTAAAATGATTGCTGAAGCACAATTTGGTGTAGGCAATGTGTTAAATTATTCTCAAGTTTCTGAATAACCTTTTTTAGGATTTACCATGTCAATGCACCTAGAAGGGCCGTGGCTATCTACTACTGGTCGTCGTAAAGGTAAGTTTAAATGGCGTTCAGCAGAAGATAAACGTAGACACGATGATCTTGAAAAAGATTGGCAAGACTTAAAAAGTCGTTATCAAATTGAGCACGAAGAGTCTAAGCGTAAAAAAGGTCTCCAGTCTGCTTCTTTTGTTTATTCGTTGAAGCCTCCCCCTGGTAGAGCAACTACTGATCATATTAGAAGCTTAGATAGTGGATTAGGTAATGCTTCGAAAAAAGCACCTCCTGTATATACAGGTGACAAAATTGTAGGCATAGGAACTATGCATAAGAGCAATGCGGTGCCTATATTTAGTGACGCACAGGCTAAAGAAATCTCTACTATGCGTAGATAATCTGCTCAAACTAGGCTAATAAATATCTCTATGAGTAAATTCAATGAGATACTATTAGCCTACTTGGCCTTGTTAAGCGGACTGGCAATTTCCGCTGTTGCTGTTTATTATTCGGTTGTTGGATTAACTGCCATTTTTGCTGCCGCGGCTATTCCCATTATCATTATGGGTGTGGCTTTAGAAATAGGTAAACTAGTTGCTACAGTTTGGCTAAAGCAGAATTGGTCTATATGTCCTAAACCTGTTAAAATATACTTAATTTCTGCTATCATACTATTGATGGTCATTACCAGTATGGGCATATTTGGATTTTTGTCTAAAGCCCATAGTGACCAAAGCCTAGTGGGCGGAGAAGTTCTAAGTCAGTTAGCTATATATGATGAAAAAATTAAAACTACCAAAGAGAGTATTGAAACCAAGCGCCGCGAACTTAAACAAATGGACGATGCAGTGGACCAAGTTATGGCACGATCGCAGGACGAAAAAGGTGCGGATAAATCCATTGCTCTACGTAAAAGTCAACAAAGGGATCGCACTCGTATTTCCCAAGAAATTGAAACCGAACAGAAAAGACTTAGTGAACTTACTAACGAGGCCGCACCAATACGTGCGCAAGTTAGGCAAGTTGAGGCTGAGGTAGGTCCTCTTAAGTATATAGCAGCCTTCTTCTATGGTGAAACTGATCAAACCGTATTAGAAAAATCTGTTACCTGGGTTATTATTGTTTTAATTGTAGTGTTCGATCCGTTGGCCATAATCTTGTTATTGGCCAGCCAGATAAGTTTTCAAAATTTTAAAAATCAAACACAGATTGAACAAACTCTAACTAAGAGATCAGAAGATACTCCTAGTGAAAAGTCGTTCCAACATGCAGAAAGAGAAGAACTCAAAAATCCAGTGGTAAAGGATTTAGAACCGGTAAGTAATTTTGAAGCAGTTGACCCGTGGTCTGCCCCTGCTAATCCTAGATCTAAAAGACGTTCAAATGTAAATTTAGGTGAATTCAGGCAAGGTGGTGATATGCTAGTAGAGTATTATGCTAATATGATAAAGGGTAGTCAACTTACAATAAAAGAAGTTCCAGAAGATGTAAAAGATGATGTTCAAAAGAGATTGAATGAAAAATAAAATTACCTTAATTACCCCTCCAGACTATTACGAAAATTATAATAGAAGTATTTTGTTTATATGCGTTAATGAACAAGACCAAGAAAAAATAACCAAATGGTTTTCTAACTCTTCCTATGACCAAGACCTTAATGTCTACTTCTATTCAGGTGAAGATCAAATGGAGTGGCTGCTTTGGTCTGTAGCAAGAGCAAATCATACTTTTATAGACCTAGATACAGACAGCTACATTATAAAGTCTATTTCTGGATACATAGCCTCAAGACCAAATGTTTATATACAAACTCATAATGAGCAAACAGCTAGAATATTTTCATATATTAATGCCAATCAGGTTCCAGATATTGACTTCTTTTTAGAAGAAGTTTTCAATAAATAATCATTTGAACGAAATATGAGCAAACCAAAATCTCCTATACAAGGAAATAAAATCATTTGTGGCGACATGCCTTTTAACACAGCCCTGAAAAAATTCAAACAACGAGTAGATGATTCGGGCGTTCTTGAAGAAATTCGAAGTCGTATGTTTTATGAAAAACCAACCACTGAACGAAAACGAAAAAAAGGCGCCGCTCGTGCTCGTTGGTTGAAAAAGCTACGCAATCAAGAACTTCCAAAGAAAATGTATTGACTTGTTTCATTGTTCGTGCTATAATTAGGCTATGAACAAGAAACTTAAAATCACTTATATGCCAGGTGCCTTTGATAGCTTCGAAGGCACACAAGAAGAACTCGATGCCCTTATCAAAGAAATCGAAAAAGGTGTAGAATCTGGTGAGATACTAGAAAATAGTAGACCAATTGATCTTGAAAGTATGGCGGAAGAGGACCCCGAATTGGCTCAAATTTTAACCGAAATGTTCGAAAAGCTTGAATCGGAAGATATTGAAACTTATAAACGGAAACTCAACTAATGGCCAAACACTTAATGGTTGATATGGAGACCTTAGCAGTAACACCGAACGCTGTAGTATTAAGTCTTGGTGCTGTGCATTTTGATCCTCATCAAACAGGTTATACTGATTCAATTTATTTTAAAATCGATCTTGACGATCAAGATAAATTGAATAGAGAAATTGACCCAAACACTATTGATTGGTGGGCCAAACAAGATCCTAAAATTATGGAGGAGGCATTTAGTCCAGAAAATCGGATTCCACTCATAGATGCTATAAATCAATTTCATAAATTTGCTTGGGGTTGCCAAGCATTTTGGAGCCATGGTGCTACTTTTGATCTTGTTATTATAGAAAGCATCTACAAGCAATTAAATAAAACACTTCCTTGGAATTATTGGCAACTACGTGATACAAGAACTCTGTTTGATCTAGGATGGGACCCAGAGATGCCTAAAGGCAACAAGCATGATGCTCTACAAGATGCCATTAGACAAAGCGTGGGTGTTCAAAACATTTATAGAAAACTACATGAAAATAGGTAAATTAGATCGTCGCCATAATGGTCATATACAATTTAAGTATTATGTTCGATTTTTGACTATCTCAATGGATCAGTTTTTTGAAGTAAGAAATTGGTGTTGGAAAACCTGGGGACCTAGTGCGGAGTTAGATACAATACGATATTTGGAACACGGTAAGGATCTTAAATGGGCTTGGATCTGTGATCAATACAATGTAAAAATATATTTGGCAACAGATGTGGAATATCAATGGTTTGTTTTAAAATGGAAGTAAGATGAAAATTCAGTTGGTTAGCGATCTACACCTTGAGTTTAGTGACGTCAACATTACTAACGAACAAGGTGCTGATGTTCTAATCCTTGGTGGCGATATTATGGTGGCACAGGACCTGCACGACCATCCCGAACCTGCCAATGCCGTTGAGCGATCAATGATTGCTCATGGTCAGGGATTAGGACGTAGGCAAGAAAAAGCTCAACAATTTAGAGACTTTCTAAAAAGAGTTAGTTTTCAATTCCCACATGTTATCTACATTGCAGGTAATCATGAATTCTATCACGGCAAATTTCCTGATGCCTACACCTGGCTTAGAGAAGAAACATCAGTATACCCTAATGTTTATTTCCTAGAAATGGAATCTAAAGAGATTGAAGACGTTACCTTTGTAGGAAGCACTCTTTGGACTAATATGAATAAGGGAGATCCCCTTACCATTCAAATCTGTCAACAAAGTATGAATGACTATAGAATGATCAGAGATAGCAGTCAAGGCTATAGCAAACTTAAACCATTGACATTACTAGGACGTCATCGTGAGAATTTAGTCTATATCAAACAAGTTGTAGAAAATGATCCAAATAAAAAATATGTGGTGGTAGGACATCATGCTCCTAGTCTATTAAGCACCAAACCAAGGTATGAAAAAGATTGGCACCTTAACGGTGCGTATCGCAGTGATCTGAGTGAATTTATTTTAGACCATCCTCAAATTAAACTTTGGACACATGGGCATACACACGATACTTTTGATTATGTAATCGGTTCTACTAGAGTTGTTTGTAATCCACGTGGATATGAAGGTTATGAACCGGATAGCGGATGGGATCCAAATTTTACTATTGATGTATGATAGCTATACGGTTGTGGGATATCAAGCCAGATGAAGCTTTAGAAATAGTTCGTGAACTTCGAGCTAAGGGATATAAACAGGCTATCGATTTTGATTTTGCCCATTTCCAGGCTAAAATCTCACTAGAAGGTGAAGAAAGACGCTATACTAACTTTATATTCTACAATGAAAAACTTGCTACTTATTTTGCTTTGAGGTATAAATGAACCCTACTAATGGAGAATTATATGAAGAATGGTGCTACCGTGCTCGGATGTTTGAACATGGAGTAGCCATGCAGAGAATAGCACAAGGTGAAAAAGTTGATATAGTTTTAGAAGACATGACTAGACGTTTGCTATCTAAAATGATGCATCCTTTATTTGATATAGCCAAAGAAGAAATTGTTAATGATTATGACCCTGTTAAATCTAGAGAAGAATACAAACGATTATATTTGGATAAAGTTGGACCTAGAGCTGACCACGTTGCTAATGACTAATTTTTAAAAGTTGTATATAATAGAGATAAATAAATTTATATCAGACCTAATGGCTGATATATAGGCATAAGCCAAATTACTCACTTTTTAAGGAGAACAGATTATGAGTAAAGTCATCGGTATCGATCTCGGTACTACCAATAGCTGCGTTGCAGTCATCGAAAACGGAAATCCCAAAGTAATTGAAAATTCAGAAGGTGCTCGCACTACGCCTAGTATCATTGCCTACGGCGAAGAAATCCTTGTCGGAGCATCAGCAAAACGCCAAGCAGTTACTAACCCAAAAAACACAATCTATGCTGCTAAACGCCTGATTGGTCGTAAGTTTAAAGAAGAAGCAGTTCAAAAAGATATTGATCTTATGCCTTATAAAATTGTGGAGGCTGATAATGGTGATGCTTGGATCGAAGCAAATAACGAAAAATTAGCTCCCCCGCAGATTTCAGCTGAAGTTTTGCGTAAAATGAAAAAGACCGCAGAAGATTATCTCGGGCATGAAGTTACGCAGGCAGTTATAACAGTTCCAGCTTATTTTAATGATAGCCAGAGACAGGCTACCAAAGATGCAGGTCGTATCGCAGGACTTGAAGTTCTTCGTATTATCAACGAACCTACTGCGGCTGCTCTAGCATATGGAGTAGATAAGGCAGATAAAAAAGATCGTAAGGTAGCAGTATACGACCTAGGCGGTGGAACATTTGATGTTAGTATTATTGAAATTGCTAATATTGATGGAGATAAACAAATTGAAGTTCTTAGCACTAACGGTGATACATTTTTAGGCGGTGAGGATTTTGATCAACGAATTATGGACTATCTAGTATCTGAGTTCAAAAAAGAACAAGGTGTAGATCTTACTAAGGATGTTTTGGCACTTCAGCGTTTAAAGGAAGCCGCTGAAAAAGCTAAGATTGAGTTGAGTAACAGCAGTCAAACTACTGTTAATCTTCCCTATGTAACTGCTGATGCGACCGGTCCAAAGCATTTAAACATTAATATTACTAGAGCAAAATTAGAAAGTCTAGTAGAAGAGCTTATTAAAAGAAGTATAGAACCATGCCGCACCGCAATGAAAGATGCAGGTGTAACCGCAGCAGATATTGATGAGGTGATCCTTGTAGGCGGTATGACACGTATGCCTAAGGTTCAGCAAGCAGTAGAGCAGTTATTCGGCAAAGCACCACGACGTGATGTTAATCCGGACGAAGCAGTAGCGGTTGGTGCAGCTATTCAAGGCGCAGTGTTAGCAGGTGACAGAAAAGATGTGTTGCTATTAGATGTCACTCCGTTAAGTCTCGGAATTGAGACACAAGGAGGGGTAATGGCTAAAGTTATTCAAAAGAATACAACTATTCCTACTAAGGCCAGTGAAACTTTTAGCACAGCTGAAGATAATCAACCTGCTGTTACTATTAAGGTATACCAAGGTGAAAGAGAATTAGTTGCTTATAATAAGCTGTTAGGAGAGTTTAATCTTACAGGAATCGATCCTCAACCACGAGGAATGCCTCAAATTGAAGTCACGTTCGATCTTGATGCTAATGGTATTCTCAAGGTTAGTGCTAAAGATAAGAAAACAAATAAAGAGAGTAATATTACCATTAAATCTAGTAGTGGACTTTCTGATGCTGAAATAAAACGAATGATTAAAGAAGCAGAGGAAAATGCTGAATCTGATAAAAAACAACGTTCTTTGATTGATGCTAGGAACGGTGCAGAATCACAAATTCATAATGTTCGAAAAGATCTTGAAGAAGTTAAGGATGAACTCAAACAAGAAGATAGTGATAAAATCAAAGAGGCAATTACTAAACTTGAAGAAGCAATGACACAGGATGATGCAGATAAAATCAAAGAACAAACTATGAATTTGGTTACTGCGGCTATGCCTGCTATTAATCTTAAGCACGAAAAAGAAAAGTCCAAGAAAGAAACTGAAACTAAATCAGAAGCCAAAAAGGATGACACTGTTGTTGATGCAGAATTTACTGAAGTTAAAAACTAATTTTGGTAAACAAGGGGTACCTAACTCGGGCCCCTAAAAATCTTACTTTTTAAAGGAGAAATAAAATGACACAAATTGTTAGATTTGATACTAATGCTCTTAATAGAGCCCTTTTAGGATTTGATACATTGTTTAATGACTTTGAGCGTCGTTTTCAAAATCAAATAAACAACAACTATCCTCCATATAATATTGTAAAAACAGGTGACAATACTTATCAATTAGAAGTAGCAGTCACAGGATTTGAGAAGAAGGAAATTACAGTAGAAGTAGATAACGATCAATTAATTGTTAAAGGTCAGCGTGAGGCTATGGACTGGCCGGGCGAATCTTATCTGCATAAAGGCCTGGCATCCAGAGATTTTACTCGTGTATGGCCACTAGCTGAACACATTGAAGTAGGTGATGCTTCTATTAAAAATGGTGTATTGACCATCTATTTAGAGCGCATTGTTCCTGATACACTTAAACCAAGAACTGTAAACATTAAAGGTGAATAGTTAAAAAAAGGGGGACCTCCCCCTTTAACTATAAATATAATTATGACCACTGATGTAGTTGTTGAAAAGTCAACGAAAACCAACGACAAGGTAAAGCTACCGAAAAAATACAAAATCATTTTTCTAAATGATGATGTAACGCCGGTTGAATTCGTAATAAGCCTATTGATGTCTATCTTTAGACATCCTCAAAATGTAGCCACAGAAATAACTTTAAAAATACACAATGAAGGAAGTGGTGTGGCAGGAATCTATACTTACGAAATTGCTGAACAAAAGCTTATTGAATCGACTAGTGTATCTCGAGCAAGTGGATATCCATTAGTAATAAAACTAGAAGCGGAATAATATGGGATTAAAAGAACTAACAGCAGACAAGCACACTGAAGCCGAAAATACCTTATTCATGAAGGCTATATTTGCGGGAACTTTAGACCCCGCAATTTATGCAAGTTTTCTTTACCAGAAAATGATTGTTTATAATACATTAGAGGCACAGGCATTTAGGCTTGGTCTTTTTTTAGATAATACAGATTTTCTTTGCCATGAACGTATAAGGATGGATTATAGAAAACGTATAGGTAGTAATAAACCTAAAGATATGATGAATGAAGTAGTAGGGGAATATGTAGACTATATTAATATAAATTTAGGGACACCTGAAAATAAAGACAGGCTTATTGCTCATATCTACACTTGGCATTTAGGAGACCTATATGGAGGACAAGCTATTAAAAATCTTATGCCAGGACCTAACTCGGGTTTAGAGTTTGAAAATCCAGACGTTCTTAAGTCTGAAATTAGATCATTATTAAAAGATGAAATGGCAGACGAAGCAAATTTAGCGTTTGATTACGCTATTAAAATCTTAAAAGTTTATGACAGAGACTTGGAACAAAATAGCTAATCTAGCTCAAGAAATAGAACAGGCATTTAACCAGGTTGGAGATAAGTATACTGATAAGGAACATGAATATTCCTGGTATAATGCTCTTTATTCAAGTTTGAGATTTCGCAGAGCACATATAGAAATAGTAGACAATAGAGAGTCGCACGGCATTTATATACTTCATTCTACTGTTTTCCCTCACTACAATGATCCTAGCCCAATCTGGGGGTTTGATGCAGTCTGCGGTAAGAATAAGATTACAGGTGCGTTTCACGATTTCAGTAGTGCAGGTGATCCTAACCACGAGATGATAAAATGGTTTAAAGAAACAAGTGAAACATTGTCATGGTCGAAACCTAGAAATCTTCCTGAATGGGCGAAACAAATATTCAGTCCAAATATGGTAGCAGCAGGCAACATAAGAGAAGAAAACGAAATTGATTTGCTTTGCCATCTTGCCAAAGTTTCACTGAAATACTATTTAGAAAATGTAGGCCTTACACAAACATGTGGTGCTGATTTCCATATGGCACAAAATCGTTATTGTCATTATCAAAAGCAAAATCCACAAGTGGTAAAAAGCATGGTCGCTATGGGGGTTCCTGAACCTACTATCAATAAATTTGTAGAAGAAGTTTTGTTTCCTGAGACTGTATAAATATCTAATTATGAGATCAAATGAGTTCATTTATGAAACAATTACTATTATTTCAGAAAAAACGAACTCTGATGAAATTATACAATACTTAGAACCTTTAGGTTATGATGTCATTAAAAAAACTAATTTTACATCTAAGGTAGTAGTTCCCGCCAATCAAAGATATAATGTTATACAAGATATAAAACAGATATTTCCTGATGCTGAAATATCAGACGATGGTAAAATGATTAAGTATGATGGTGCTACCATACAGGTTAAACCTTCTGAAGCGCAGGGTGGACGTCTTGAAAAAGAAGAAGGTCAGATCTTAGCGTTGGACTCTGCTATAAAAGAACGCCTAAAAGGTCAACCCAGCATACCGCTAACAGTTGGCAAGCGGACAGTAGAAGCAGCCGGTCTTGTAAAAGTTCCGGGCACAGTTAAAGCAGATGCGGCCATAGTAGACCCATCCGGAACTGAAGTAGCATGGATCAGCCTAAAAGATGGTAGTAGTCCTAAAGGTTTTGGGCAGTGGGGCGGAGTAAGTCATCTTGCAAGAGATCCAGAAGTGGCAGATTTTGTTCAAAAACTTAAAACCATTGTAGGACAAGAAATGCAAAGAGGGCCCACTTATGGTAAAATGATAACCAGTATAAATTTAAAAAATGCTGTGGTATTTGGTAAGAATTTTCAGAGTGGTCAAAATGGTCCCAGTAATGTAGACCTAGTGCTACAGGGACATCCTGTATTAGAAAAAACCGAGGGCGGAGGCTACACAATAAAAGGATCTCATGCTTGGAGTAATGGTGATACGCCCGGCGATCAATATGATCCAGTTATGACTGTACGGTTTAGTCAAGATCGAAATGATTTTGGTATACGTTTCGCTCGGGTAACAGCCTACCCAAATGGCGGTAGGGCTTGGAAATCTATAGATGAAGCGTATGAGACAGTTATTAAACAACAATCCCAACAGGCTACACAACCAATTCAAGAACCAAAAAGCATACAAAATATCAATAAACCGATAGGTAGTAAAATTCCTATGGGTCAAGAACCACAACAAAATAATATAAGCACTTAAGTATAGTAGATACTAAATAGTTATATGGAGATATTACTATTAATGTTTCTGCTACAGGCCAAGCACTGGTATGCAGACTTTTTTATTCAAACATATGATCAAACTGTAAAAAAGGGAATTTATGGTGATCCTATAGGTTTAAGCCACTCATTAGATCATATTCTATGGAGCATAGTGGCTCTTGTAATTTTTAGTTTCTTTCATTATCTTACCCCAGTTGAAATACTTGCTATTAGTATATTAGAAGGTATAGCACACTACCACATAGATTGGGTTAAAGTAAAGTATGGTATTAAGGACATGACTAAACCTAGATTCTGGCGAGAGTTTGGTGCAGATCAAATGGCACATCATATTTGCTACTTGTTCATAATTTGGTATATAATGGTTAGAAGCAGTTAAATTCTTAAACGCTCCGATAAATAATATATAACTAAGGAGCGACTATGAAGAAAATTGCGTTGGTATTGCTTCTCATTCCAACACTCGTTCATGCTGAACTAGTCCAACAGTTTAAGAGTCCTAGTTTTAACGGACAAAACTGGAGCAGCCATGTTCTTACTATTGACAGTATAGAGAAAGCACGTAAAGATAACATAGAAAGTCAGAAAAAATCTGAAGAGGCCAGATTGCTGGCAGAATCGCAGAATACACCATTGGCTCGCTTTATGAGCCTGTTTACCAGTCAAGTATATGCTCAATTAGCCAGTCAACTCAGCACCAATCTATTCCAAAATAAATGTAATGGTGCAGACGGCTTGCCTATAGCAGGATGTATCAATCCTACCTCAGGTGTATTTTCATTAGATGGCAATACCATTACCTGGGTAAAAACAGACAAAGATGTAACATTGACAGTGGTAGATAAAGCAGGAACCGTGACCACTGTGCGTGTGCCAATAGCAAGTTTTGGATTCTAATATGAAGAACATACTGAAATTAAGCATAATCGCAGCAAGTATAGCATTAGGAGGTTGTAATGCTATACGACCAATCGTTGATGCGCAGGCAGCGAGCGAACCCAAAGTAAGTCAAAACATACTGAAAGAGTTAAATCAAGTGCCAGCCCCAGCAGGTCCTCCAATCACTGTGGCTGTATACAACTTTAGAGATCTAACAGGCCAACGTAAGCCCAGTAACACATTGAGTTTATTTTCATCAGCAGTTACTCAAGGCGCTGAAAATTATCTAATTAAAACTCTAAGTGAAGTTGGCAATCGTCAATGGTTCACAGTGGTCGAGCGTGTGGGCCTAGATAACTTACTTAAAGAAAGACAAATGATCAAACAGACTAGAGAAATCTACGATGGTGAAAAGGCCAAAATGCTGCCACCATTAACTCTAGCAGGTGTGATCATAGAAGGTGGTATTATTGATTATAATTCAAATACTCTAACAGGGGGCACAGGTGCTCGTTGGTTGGGCATAGGACCATATACTCAATACACACAAGACCTAGTGGTTATCAGTCTAAGATTAGTCAGTGTTCAAACTGGCGAAGTCTTAACCAGTGTGACCATAGAAAAGAACCTATTAAGCACATCAGAAGGCCTCACAGCACTGAAATTCTTTAATACCGCTACTCGTGCGTTTGAACTGGATACAGGGCAAACATTCAATGAGCCAGGCAATTATGCCATGCGTTCAGCAATTGAAGCAGGTGTCATAGAACTGATAAATCAAGGTGAGCGCCAAGGACTGTGGAAATACAAGGAGCAAGCCAAACATGACGTGGTTCAGACACCGAAGCCCAAAACTACCCCCCAGTCTACTGAATCAGCCCCCAATCAAGGACTGGTCGACTCCAGTGGACAACCAGTTAAAACAAACTAATGAAGGACGGAGCGAACATGAAAAAAACACTAATAACACTGTTGATGATCTCAGCATTTCCGGTGCTAGCACAGACTACAGTAACAGCACCAAGCCCAACAACTCCCGTTGATCCCACAGTTGGAGTAATGGCAGGCACTGCCACAGCACTGACACAGAGTGCTACCAATCGTGTGTTCATTGACCAAGATGGTGAACGTCCAAACGTCAGCATCACACAAACAGGCAGTGGTAACACTGCTGGCAGTGATTCTACCTATAGCAAAATTATAACAGGTATTGTAGATCGTTTGAACCCAGGTGGTGTTCGTCAATATACAGTAAACAGTGCTATCTATCTGCGTGGTGACGATCATAACATTATATTAAATCAGGTAGGCAATAACAATACTATTGCTATGAAGGCAATAAGCCCAGATGTGGCAGCACAGGGAGTAGATGTTACTATTCAGCAGTTGGGCAACAGTAACTTTGCTGATGTGTTATGCGGTAGTGGATCAAGTTCAGCAGGTGCTGCTCTAACAGGCTGTAAGGATGCTGTTCTAAATTGGAAATTTACAGGTAACAGCAATGCCATACAGTTTCGTGGCACAGGTGATGACCTAAACAGTCAAATCACTGTGACCAGTGGTAATAGCAATGAGTTCAATATTGACGCAGTGGGCAACAATCATAACCAAACTATCACAGTGGCAGGTAACTTCAACGTGTTCAACCTGAGCCAGACAGGCAACAGTGCTTATGGTAGCAGCATATGGTTGGATGTAAATGGAGCCAGCAACAGATTCTATATTGCTCAATCAGGCACACAGGATAATGTGGTCAAGGTCACTACAGTGGGCAGCAGTGGAGTTTGGAATATAATTCAACGAACAACACCATAAGGAGTTGCCGTGCGTTATTTCTGTTTAAGTTTATTATTTTGCGCCACCACGGCCTGGGCAGACATAGGTTCAGTTACAGAGGTCACAGGCAGTGGCACAATAAAACGTGGTAAAGATTCTGTGACAATAGCCAAGGGAACGGTGATTCAAACTAATGATAAGATTGAAACAAAGAATGGCAAGGTTAAAATTACTTTTAAGGACAATACTACAGTATCAGTCACGGAACACAGTAGTTTGGTTATTGATGATTTTGTTTATGATCCTAAAAATGCTCAGGGAGGAAAACTTGGTCTAAAGGCCACCAGTGGTGCTGTGCGCTATGTCAGTGGTGCCATAGCCGGTGCTAATCCCAATGCTGTTAAGATCAATACACCTACTGCGGCAATCGCTGTGCGTGGCACTGACTTTGTCATGGCAGTAAATGAAACTGGCGCATCTACAGTGATCTTAATGCCCAGTTGTGAGGATAATACAGGACCCAATGTAAAAGGTGCTATATGCGGCAGTGGCGCCATTGATGTAGAAAGTGGACCTAATTTGGTCAGTATGAATAGACCCTTTCAGGCTACCATGGTAGAAACAGCAGGCGCACCGCCTACACCGCCATTAACAGTGAATTTGTTTGCCATGCCAGTAGGCACTAATCTATTAGTAAGCCCGCCGCCCACAATGAGTGGGGCTCCGCTAGTAGCAGCAGCAAGAGCAGCAGCAGCACAAGCAGGTGTTCCAGGAGTGAAGAAAGATGACTCAAAGAAAGAGAGCAAAGAAGAGAGCAAAGATGGTGGTGATAACTCAGAACAAGTCGCAAGTAACCAGGCGGCAGACGCTAAAAAGACTCAAGAAGCCCCTGCTTCAGACACCAAAACCACAGTAGCACAAGTTGAAGTCAAAGAAGAAATTCCTGCATCAACTGCCAAGGAAGAAACAAAATCAGAAGATCCAGAATATCTTCGTAAAATATGGAAAGACAAATCAGAAACTAAACAGGTAGGTTGGGCCATAGAAAGTGTTAGTCAGAACGGCCGCAATGTAGCACAAGTTTCACTACAAATGAATACTCAGGTTCAGGTCAGCGTTACACAAGATATGATGAGTATTAGCAACAACTTTAGCAGTGGCCGAGCACAAGGACAGATTGTTATCAATCAAACATACAGATGAAATACGGATATAAATGGGTAACAGGATTTGGCATATTTGTTCTTATATTGTGCCTGGGTTTAATTTTTGTAGCACTCACGCCTACTCCGGCTCGTGCTGATGTCACTGACCTACAACTGCCAGTGGGCAAGGTATTCGACAGTCAATGGAATGTAGGAGCCTGCACCCAATCAAGCGGAACCTGCACCGTCAGTGGTCTAATCTCAAGCCAATTGTATAAACCTGGCACAGGCTTTGTTAGTTTTACATCTGGTATGACTGTGCGTTTTAGTTATAATAACGGCAGTATGCCAGGCAATCCTATACAATTAGAACTGTGGAATAGTAACAATACTCTTAATACTGTAATGATACCTTATGGTAGATTTATCGCCTTTGAAAATGGTGCTAACGAAGGTCGTCAGTATATGTTTGTGGATAACACCACGTGGTATGGATACTACATCAATCTACAGGCATCAACCTCAACTACCAGTTCAACTTGGACACACGGCGGCACTGCTACTACAGCACAGTATCAAGCACTCACACAGGCCATGGTCACCAGTCCGGCACCACCAGCCTTGCCCACTAATAATGTAGCACAGACCAGTGGCTCAAGCCTATATCCCTATACCAGAGGCACATCAAATCGTGGATGGTTTATACAGTGGTATGACTGCTGTAATAGTGGCAGTTGGAGTCAATCAAATGCTAGTTGGAGTCAGGGAGGAACTGGTCCTGGATTTTATGCCTGGGTTACAGGATATATTCGTTGGCCTGGTGCTATGAATGGTGTCAGCAAGACCATATGGTTTAGAACAGGATGGGATGATAAACACAGGCTATATATCAATGGCACACAGGTGACTAACGGTGATTGCTGTTCCTACTCTTATGGTTCATATACAGCCAAACCTGGTGAAATACTCTATGTTCAATTTTATACAGATAACAGTGGAGGTGGCCCTACCAGTTTTGAAATAGCCTGGGATCCACAAGGCGACGGAACCTATCAGGTCTTGGGCGGTGAAAGCATAGGTCAAGAAGCAGGCGGTGGGTCAAGTTGGTATTCAAGCACAGAGACTGCCTCACAACTTAATCAAAAAAATTCCGATCGTGCTCGTGTGGCCGCATTGGCACAAGGCAACAAATTATATATTACTCAAAGTGGTAGTTACGCAGAAGTTGACGTTATACAGGAAGGAACTACAAATTATATACAGGGTCGTGGTGGTATTGGTGATGCTCAATTAATAGGCGATTATAATACTCTTAGAATACGTCAAGGTGATGGACTGGGTAGTGGAAAGAATCTAATTGAATTTGATGTCAATGGTTCTGCCAATACTATAACTCTACAGCAGGGCTGGAATGGAACTTGGCCCACAGTCAGCAAAGATGGCATTGAAAGCGGCGGGCATTTTATTGACCTCAAAGTTACAGGAAATACAAATACCATAACACTCAAACAGGCCAACGCAGGTGGCGTCAATTCTGGACACTATAATAAGACTGAGGTTACTGGTAATACAAATACTATTACAGTAAATCAAGGATTTGGACAAAATACCTATCATTCTTTCTACGCTACGATCACAGGCAATAGTAATAATGTAAATGTTAATCAGGCCGCAGCAGGTGGGCAATATATGGATTTAGTATTGGCAGGTAGTGGACATACTGTTACTGCTACACAGACAGGTAATGGCAGTCATAAGGCTACAATTAGTTTGACCAATGCTGGTGGAGCAAGCACATTGAATCTTACACAGCAAGGATCAATAAATCAACAATATAACATAACACAGGCCTGCGCTAACCTAAGTGGTTGCTCTGTTACAGTAACACAGGGGTCACCATGAACGTCAATCAATTACACAAAGAAATTTGTCTACAGATCTTTCGTGTGATAGAATTATGCTATAGTCAAGGTGTTACAACAACCTGGAAAGATATCTACTTGTTTCTAAGACTTCCTAAACACATTTGGGAAGGTGATACTGATTTAGATGAAAAAATAATAGTATCTTCGGATGAAGAACTAGAAATGATCCGTGACCTTTTATTGGCCAACTTCTCTACAAAACATTAAATACAAACATAGGATCCTTACAGCAAACTATTTGGCCTTCTTAATCGCTACGTGTAGCGTGTAGATCTCCCAAAACGGATCCTGTTTACTAAGTTTCCAAATGAAAAAAATTTTATTTCTACTATTGTCATTTCCAATCACTGCCCTTGCGCAACAAACTGCCTATAAAGCAGTTATGTGTGCTGATACTGAAAAGGTTATTGGTGCTCTCACTGGAAAGGACTATAAGGAAAAACCTTTTTGGATGGGCGTTGATCAAAAGGATCACACATTCTCAATCTTTTATAATAAAGAAACCACAGGCTGGACCATAATTGAATTTAAAGGTAAGACTGCCTGTATATTGGGCGCTGGTGAAGAAAGTCAACTGAGCCAGGACCTCTTACGGAAAAATAATTAAATTTTCCATTCAGCATTGATTTCATTTCATAAATATTGTATTATGTTTGTATAGGACAAATACACAAGGACACACTATGAAATTCGTGATTGCTACATTCGTAGCCTTTGGGCTACCTATTCTAATCGGCGTTGGTTTATATGCTATCAAAGACCAGCACTATGCTGTAACCAATGTCTGTAATGAACAATTTTACCCAGATCTCTGCGGTAAAAAGACTGACAAAGAATCTTAATTTTTAACAGGAGACACAGACCATGTTTGGACTTATTAAATTTCTCATCGCTGTATATCGTGCCTTTGTAGCACTACTTGATCCCAATCGTAATGCTCTAAAAGATGCTCCACCACAGATCAAATATATCACCAGTGTGTTACTGGCCAGTTTTTGGGCAGTGGCATTTAGTTTGTGGGCAGGAGAACTTTATCTCATTGGATATAATGTAATTGGGCATGTGGCAGTAGTTAGCATGGCATTTGCTACTTGGTTAGTATTCCGTCACTTTAGAAAAACTTATACTAAACGATCAGAATACGATCTACTACGTGATCCTAACCGCTTGCCCAAGTGTTACGAACTAACTGATGAAGAGAGACTACAGGCCGCACAGAAAGCAAGTTTTCAAAATTAAACCAAATCCCTGTATCTTGGTATTAAATATTCCATATTATGGCAACTATAAAGGCACAACATGGAATCAAGATACAGGGAACTAGAACACCTCATCACCAAATTTACTAGGCAAATACCCGATACTGAAGAATATAACACAAGACTAGCAGAAGAATTAGAACTCATAGCACAACTAGGTTTTGCCAAACACTTTCTCAGAGTTAGGGAAATACTGGACCTAACTCGTGACATTCCACACATAACCAGAGGTTCAGCAGGCTCAAGCCTGATCTGCTATCTAATGGCTATATCAGATGTAGATCCTGTGAAGGAACGAATACCACTAGCACGTTTTATGAATCCTAAACGTGATGACTTACCTGACATAGATCTTGACTTTCCTCATTGGCAACAAGAAACTGTTATGAACAGGATATACAAAAGATGGCCAGGACAGAGTGCTCGTGTGTCAAACTATGTGACCTATAAAGAAAAGTCTGCCATACGTGAAGCCGCTAAGAGATATGGTGCTAAGGGTAGACTACCTCGTAATATTGACCTTGATAAGGTCGTGCCCGAGTTTGCCGAAGATGCTAAAAGGTTAGTTAAAAAACTACTAGGTAAGAAACGCTGTATTTCTAAACACTGTGGAGGTATCTTAATATTCGATCGCTCAGTGCCTAAAAGCCTAATCAATGCTGAGAATCAAATTCTACTGGACAAATATGAAATTGAGGACCTAGAACACTTTAAAATAGATATACTTGCTAACAGAGGATTGAGTCAACTATGGGAAATAGAACAGCGTTCATTGTCCGACTATCCCGAACATGATGAGGCTACCAGCGAACTACTATGTCGTGGTGATATACTGGGTGTAACACAGGGTGAAAGCCCTGCTATGAAACGTCTGTTTCGTGCTATTCGTCCCAAGAGCAAGAGTGACTGCACCTTGGCCACTGCTCTAATTCGTCCGGTGGCCACACAAGGTCGTCGTAAGGCTAGTTTCTTTCAAGATTGGTCAAAGGATGGTTTTCAGGATACCATAGTGTTTGAAGATGATGCTATAGAACTTATATCAGAAATCCTGGGCTGTGATAGTTATACCGCAGACATGTGGCGACGTGCCTTTGCTAAGAAGAATGAAGAAAAGATGTTCGAGTTCCTACAACTAGTAGGAGATCATCCACGCAAGGACGATGTGTTCATGGCACTGAAAGAACTTAGCCATTTTGGCCTGTGTCGTGCTCATGCTATAAACTTGGGAAGGTTGATCTGGGCTCTGGCCTATCAGAAAGCACACAATCCAGAAGCGTTCTGGCGTGCTGCTCTAAAACACTGTCAAGGATCATATGCTCGCTGGGTCTATTGGCAAGAAGCAAAGTTAGCAGGTGCTGTGCCTTCCATAGGTCAAGGTGGCGAGATTGAGGATCTAATGAAAATGGGTCGTTGGCGTTCAAAGAGTTTTATACCTGTGTGCCAGGAAATTCGCAAGCCAGGGCAGGTAGAGTTCTGTGGTCTGGTAGCAAACTATCGTGTGTTTAAATCAAAGCCCAAAGAGTATATAACATTTGTCACACTGGGCACAGGCAATGGTCGTTATCTAGATGTGGTCTTACCTCATGCCGTTAGCCTACACGATCATCCTATCATATGGGGAACGGGCAAATTGGGGTATAAAAATAACACAGAGTATGTTACAGTATACAAACATAAAAGAATCAAACTACAAGAATTAGTATGAGATCACGACTACAAATATACACAGGTAAGGATGTCAAAGACCCCGCTTACATAGTGGGAGAACGTGCCGCATTAAAAGAACTAGCACAGGCCTTAATTCAAGCAGCAGACAGCCCCGCAGGTTTTCAAACTGTAAACTTATACAAGGGCAACGGACACGACTATGAAATCTTTGTTACTAAGAATGTCAAAGAAGCAGAATGGCAGGACATGCCTTCTACAGCAGACAAGATGAATTTTATTTCTGAGTATCTTGATCTTAAAAATTCCTTATTAAACAAATAGTTGTAATAATTCTGTAATCATTAAATGCTAATATAAATGTAAATATTAGCAACAATCATTTACATAGGAGAAAGCAGATGATTACAGAGACTGAGAATACATCTCACAATCCACATATCAGTGATGTGATTAAAGAGATGTTAGGCAACCCAAATCGCCGAAGTTTCCTTAAAGGAAGTTCGGCTTTTTTTACGGCTGCTACAGCAGCCACACTGGCAGGTTGTGCCAGTAGCGATGAAGATCTATTACCTACGCCTAGCACATTGAGTTTCGAAGCAGTTCCAAAGAATACTCTAGACCGTGTCACACTACCCCCGGGTTATCAATTCACAGTGCTACATGGCACAGGAGATAGACTAGTAAGTAGTATTCCTGCTTATTCAAACAAAGGCACAGAGACCGATGACTGGAGTCAGCGTGTAGGCGATCACCACGATGGTGTGGAATTATTCCATATCGATGCCAATGGGAAATATACTACACAAATGACCAATCGTGCTGTATTAGCAATGAATCACGAAAGTTCAGCAGACGCACACTTTTTTCATCCCAACGGGCAGACCAGCAACGGTCAAAACGGGAAAAAGTTTGATCAGTTTGGTCAGTGGGATTTAGGTGTTCGTCCCGGGCTAGAAGTTTTGAAAGAAATCAATCACCACGGTGTCAGTCTCGTGGAGATCAACAAGGGTAGCACAGGTTGGACATACAAGGTAGATAGCGGATTAAATAGAAGGGTTACAGCACAAACTCCCGTGCGAATCAGCGGACCGGCCGCAGAAATGGCTAACATTAAAGGTTTAATGTCTACCAAGTTTGATCCAACTGGTGCTACCGCTCGTGGCACACTAAACAACTGTGGAACAGGCATAACACCATGGGGAACCATGTTAACCTGCGAAGAAAACTGGGCGGTATATACTCATATGCCCAAAGGCAGTAATCCAGTAGATGCTAGACTCATCCAAACTCGCAAGCGTTATGGCGTAGCAGCAGAACCATTGTCTGCTAGTGCTACAGCCAGCACCAGTCAAGGATGGCATACCCCCACTGATTTACCCGACACTGGCATGCGTTTTAGTCGTTGGGATACCAGTGCTCGTGGTAGCACCGCCCAGGAAGACTTCCGCAACGAACCTCATACATTTGGTTTTAATGTAGAGATTGATCCACTAAACCCCGGAGCACAACCTGTCAAGCGTGTGGCCATGGGTCGTTTCGCTCATGAAGCCGCGGTATATGGCAAATTGGAAGCAGGTAAGCCTGTGGTGTTTTATATGGGCTGCGATAGTCGCAATGAGTATATCTACAAGTTTGTCAGCGCTCAACCCTGGAATCCTGCTGATCAAGGCGGTGGCATTGCCGCTGGCGACAAATATCTCAATGAAGGTAAATTGTATGTGGCCAAGTTTGCTGCTGATGGCACCGGCACATGGATTGAGTTAAGTATTACAAATCCTGCTATTGCCAACTATGCCACATTCAAGTTTAATAATCAAGCAGAAATATTTGTATTCACTCGCATAGCCGCTGATGCTGTAGGTGCTACCAAGATGGATCGTCCAGAGTGGGGTGCTGTAAATCCTGCCAATGGTGAAATCTACTTTGCTTTAACCAACAACTCAGCCAGCAATCGCACTCCAATGACCACAGATGGTGCTAACCCGAGAAGTTATGCTGATCCAGATGGCATCAAGCGCACAGGCAATCCCAATGGACATATTATTCGTTGGCGTGAGACTGCTACAGGATTTCAATGGGACATCTTCTTATTTGGTTCAGAAGAGGACAATGCTGCCAGCAACATTTCAAAACTCACTGCTAAGAACTCGTTTAGTAGCCCAGATGGTTTATGGTTCAGCAAGGCTACTGGTCTGTGCTGGATACAGACAGATGACGGTGCTTATACAGATGAAGTTCATAATCAACTGCTAGTGGCTATCCCAGGTCGAGTTGGGGATGGTGGTGCTCGTACCATTACAAATAGTCTAAGCGGTGCTACTAAAGATCAGGCCACATTCGTGGGTGCCGAACTAGGGGAAACCAAATTGCGTAGATTTTTAACTGGCCCTGCTGGTTGTGAAATCACCGGTATCGCCGAATCCGCAGATGGTAGAACTATATTTGTCAATGTTCAACATCCAGGTGAAGACACTACTACTGATTTTTGGAAAGGATCTGCACCACAAAGTCAATGGCCCGCTAATCAAGGCTATGGTGTCTCAGGTCGTCCTCGTTCAGCAACTTTGGTAATCACCAGAGTTGACGGCGGACTAATAGGCGTGTAAAATAACGCAAAGGAGATCAACAATGACAAAACTAAAACAATGTTGGTGTTGGGTATGTGAAAAACTTCGTATGTGTTATTGCGAATGTAAAACTACTTGTCGTTGTTGATCTCAATCTAATTAAACTAAAAAGGAAAACTTAAATGAAACGATTTTTAATGGCTGCTGCGGCCGCTTTATTCTCTGTGGCTGTTCAAGCAGCAGAAATAACCGGCGCTGGTGCTACTTTTCCATATCCTATCTATGCCAAATGGGCCGAAGCATATAACAAAGCCACAGGCAATACCTTAAACTATCAAAGCATTGGTAGTTCGGGTGGTATCCGTCAAATCAACAATAAAACTGTAGCCTTTGGAGCAAGTGATGCTCCGGTAAAAGGAGAAGACCTTGACAAATTGGGTCAAGTTCAATTCCCTGCTATCATAGGTGGCACAGTGCCTGTGGTTAATCTTGAAGGGTTCAAGCCAGGTGAACTTCGCATAACAGGACCTGTTATGGCAGAAGTGTTTATGGGAAACATTACCAAATGGAATGATGCTAAACTACAAGCATTAAATCCAGGTAAAAAGTTACCAGACATGAATATCACCGTGGTTCATCGTGCTGATGGATCAGGAACCACATTCAACTGGACAGACTACTTGACTGTGGTTAGCCCAGAGTGGGAAAAGCGTGTGGGCCGTGGTGCTGCTGTAAAATGGCCTGCTACTAGTTCAGTTGGCGGCAAAGGCAATGAAGGTGTTGCTGCCAATGTAAATAGGATTAAAGGCAGCATAGGTTATGTTGAATATGCTTATGTTAAGAAGAATTTAATGAATTACATGTTGCTACAAAACCGGGCTGGTAACTTTGTTGCCCCTGATGACGCAACTTTCGCAGCAGCCGCAGCGGGAGCAGATTGGTTCTCAGTTCCAGGAATGGGCTTGAGTATTGTAAATCAGGGCGGCAAGGATACTTGGCCTGTTACCACAGCAAGTTTTATTATAATGTATAAAGAACCTGCTGATAAAAAGGCCAGCCAAGAAGTTATTAAATTCTTTGATTGGGCATTTAAGAACGGTGCTAAGTTAAGCGCAGAACTTGACTATGTTCATTTACCTGACAAGTTACAGGCCGATATCCGCAGTCGTGTTTGGAGTCAGATCAAACATTAATGTAATAAATCTGTAAAAATAAAATACTCAGATAATTGTAAATATGAGAGGAAGGTCATAAGCCTTCCTCTCATAGCATAAGGAGCCACAAAATGAAACTTGAGATGCGTGCCTGGGACCTAGATGTCCGTATTGAATTAGAAGATGATGATAGCCTAGATCAATTACAGGTTCTTACACATGTAAGGGACCTATTAGATGTTTTAAGTAACTACGAAAAAGTCAATGTTCGTATTGAACAAATCAGTGAAGAAAATAATAGTGACGATGATCATAAAGAATTATCAGTAGAAGAAAAAGCAGATTATCGTTTCGCAGCCTAAAACGACCACACGATAGAGTGGTGCTGGATGCTCGTAACCAGCAGTAGGGCCCAAGAGGCCCTATTTCTATCATATTGTCCTGGACTAAACTTTAACTAAAATGTAATAATTTTTTAACATTTATTCCGTAAATAATATTATGGAATACCAAACCATATTCATTTCAGACATACACCTTGGGTCAAAAGGCTGTAAGGCCGATGTGCTCAATAATTTTCTCAAGCATAATTCTGCCAAAAAATTATATCTGGTTGGTGACATTATAGATGGATGGAAAATACAACAAAACAAATGGCACTGGCGTCAAAGTCACTCAAATGTAGTGCGTAGAATATTAGGACATGCCAAACGAGGCACTGAAGTGGTCTATGTGGCAGGTAATCATGATGAATTTCTAAGACCAATGATGCCCTACAATATTGCCTTTGGTCGTATCCATATCTGTAACCAAGCAGATCATATGGGCATAGATGGGCGTAAATACTTAGTGGTCCATGGTGACCTTTTTGATGGTATAGCAAGACTGACACCTTGGATCAGTTTTTTAGGGGACAAGGCCTATGACCTACTACTCATATTCAATACAGCCTTCAATCGCTGGAGGCATAGATTTGGATTCGGTTACTGGAGTCTTAGTCAATATCTTAAACAACGTGTCAAACGGGCTGTGGATTTTGTTTTTCATTTTGAGCGTAATCTCAGTGACTATTGCCGTAAGCGTGGTTTTGACGGAGTCATCTGCGGACACATACACAAAGCAGAAATCAAAGAAATAAATGGTGTTGTATATATGAATGATGGTGACTGGGTGGAATCATGTTCCGCCTTAGTTGAGCATTTAGATGGCCGTTGGGAGATCATCTACTGGACTCGAGACCGAGATGACGTGGATCTTATTCCTCATAGTGGTTAATATCTATGACGCTACAGATATACCTGGGCGTATACAATTAGAATTTCGTGATCAGGCCAGTTGCGAACAGGCACTTAAAAACATGAACTACTGGGTCAAGTTTCCCTGGTTTCGAGTGGAGGGCAGATGTGAAAAAAATATTGATCATAACAGACAACCTACCAAATCAAATTAATGGCGTCGTTACAACATATTCGAATATTGAGGCGTGTGCGCTTCGTGACAGTTATCAGTTTGTTTATATTACTCCCGGGGACTTCAGCCCATGTTGATTGCCCTATCTATAACGAAGTCAAACTTGCCCTTCCGAGGAAGATGGGCGAGAAGATTGAGGAGATCGGTGCGGATTATTACCATATCGCCACGGAGGGTCCTGTGGGTCTGTGGGCTCGAAAATATCTTACAAAACATCATATTAGGTATAATACTGCTTATCACACTAAGTTCCCTGAAGGACTATATACCCTTCTTGGCATTCCTGAATCAATAACTTGGCGTTACATAAAGTGGTTTCATAAACATACAGGTCGAGTATTGACAACCACAGAATCAATGGTCCGTCAATTAGAGAGCAAAGGACTACGTGGTAATATCATACCATGGACTCGTGGTGTAGATAGATCCGTGTTTCGTCCTGAACTACGAACAAAACGAGCAGGAGAAGTTGTATTGGTCTGTGTCAGTCGTGTCAGCAAGGAAAAGAACTTGGATGATTTTTGTTCCTTGGACTATTTCGGTGCTCGTAAAATCATGGTGGGAGATGGTCCTTATAGGGCAGAATTAGAAGAAAAGTATCCCAATGTAGAGTTTGTGGGATTTAAGCGTGGTGATGAATTGGCCACTTACTATGCCAATGCTGATGTATTTGTATTTCCCTCACGCTGGGAAACATTTGGCATTGTCATGATAGAAGCCATGGCCTGTGGCACACCAGTGGCAGCATATCCTGTCCAGGGACCGCAAGATGTTGTTGATCATGGACGGACAGGATATTTGAGAGATAATCTCAAACAGGCTATAACAGAATGCTTGATATTAGATAGAAACGATGTTATACTTGGTAGTCAAAGGTGGTCATGGGATGCTGCCTGGACGATATTTCGTGACAATCTAATAGAGGCATATAATGAGTGAATCAACCGGTGGATTTTTAGGTGTGTTTGAACAACGAGTAGGACAACTTAGAAAACGTCTTAAAGATGAATTAGACAAAGACAAACCCATCCGTTGCCGTAGAACACTGAAAAAGATTATAAAAGAAATAAAAGAATGGGAAGATGTTCTACATCAACATCGTAAGGACACTAAACGCTGTCCGCATTGTGGGGAGAAGTTAGAATGACTACAGAATTATGGTTATTTGTCTTAGCAGTATTTGCCATTACCGCCGCCATAGTAGTGCCTAACATAATTGTATGGCGGCGTAGGCGAAAAGACTAACTCATTCCTAATGCTAAGATAACAGAAACAACCAATATTAAAAATACAATAAACCCTGACCTGTCCTTGTGACCACCATGGACAGGATCTATATCTTTAAAGTCAGGCTTGGTTGTATTTTTATTCCGTGCTGCTATCAGTGTCTGAAGTAGAACTGGTTTCATTTTTCGATTTCCTTATGCGTGTTCTATAATATTGCTTACAGGTTAAAACAACTGCTAGAACCCAAGGGAGTCCCATTTCGGACCAATCATGTAATGGATCAATAAACTGGTCAACAAAGGGTTCTGCTACGATCATCTTAAAGGCCACAGCATATAACACGAATGCGCCGATAAAGATTGTGTCAGGATGACGTTCCATAATACGTGCTACTATTGTGCTACCAAACAAGATAATAGGAACACTGACAAGAAGTCCAAATATAATCAGGATCCAGTTTCCATTAGCAGCACCAGCAATGGCTAGCGCATTATCTAGTCCCATCACAGCATCTGCTAGAACAATAGTTGCCATTGCTCCCCAGAATGTATCACTAGCCTTAACATCGCTGTGATCATCATTGCCTGTAGTAAGACGCCATGCGATCCATATAAGCATAAGACCACCTACAAACCTAAGACCGGGAATCATCAACAAATATGTAAGTGCTGCCACACAGGCGAACCTCACTGCCACAGCACCAAATGTTCCCCATATCATGGCTCGCTTTCTTAGATTTTCGGGTAACTTATTAGCAGCCATGGCAATGACTAGGGCATTTTCACCACCTAATACGACGTCTATTAAGATGATGGCTAGTAAAGCCCATAAGAATTCAAATGATAGTATTTCCATAAATTGTCCTATACAAAATCTTTTTATTTAATAAAAAAAGGCCCCTAAGGGCCTTTTAGTTTGGACTGGATCTAATTACAGACCAAGTTGTAGAGCACGATAACCGGCAGCAATCAAACGACGGCTGGGCTGGCTCATTACATATTCAGTGACCTGAACACCATTGCCTGCTTTACGGCTGTTAGCATATACAGCATATCCAGCCTGACGGATGCGGCTTGCTTCTGCTGAAATGTTCTTAATACCAAAACGCTTCTCTGCTTGCGCAGGAGTTAGTTTCTCACCTGACTTAAGTGCGGTGAAAAGTTTGTGAGTTTTGGTGCCTTCATTGATAGAATATAACATTTTATTTCCTCTTAGATTTTTACACTGCTTCTCAGCAGTTAGAATAAGTATAGCACCTCGATTATACAAGGTCAAGATCTTTTTTTACCAAATAAATAAAGTATCATGAGAAAGATTATACTTAACCCTTGGTGGGCCTTGCTCACACTTATAGCAGTTATAGCATTAAGATTCTTTGATCCAAGTTTTGTAGAATCTGTTAGACTACGGTATTTTGATCAACTTATAACCAGTCAACCTCGAGTAGATGTTCCTGTTCATACAGTAAACATTGATGAGGCTACTCTAGAGAAAATGGGTCAATGGCCTTTTCCTAGAGGAGACTATAAGGAAATAATTGAAGAACTTTACAAAAGAAACGCAGGTTTGGTAGTCTTTAACGTGTTAATGCCTGAGCAAGATAGGTTTAAAGAAGATAAAGAACTAGCACAATATCTTAAAACGCACCCTGTGGTTCTTCCAGTATTAGGACATACAAAAGAACGTAATGCCACACAACCACCTAATACTCAGGTCGTTGGCCAAGATCCCCAGGGAAAAGTTGTAGAGTATCCAGGCGTAATCAGTTCAGTGGCCATAATAACAGGACAGGCCGCAGGATATGGCGTTGTAAACACCTTTCCTGAGATAGACGGGGTGGTCCGTCGTATGCCTCTAGTTATTGCCAGCCAAGGTAAATTACACCCTGCTCTAGCATTAGAAACTCTAAGAGTAGCCGCACAAGATCCTAAAGTTCAAGTAAAGATAGGTGACATAGGTGTAGAGGCATTAAGAGTTCCAAAAATAGGAAAAATTCCTACTGATCCTCTAGGTCGTATATGGATCGATTGGGCAGCAACGCCTAAGGAACATAGTTTAATGACTTTACCGGATTCATTTAATGGTGAGATTGTTATTGTGGGATTATCAGCAGCAGGCTTGTCTAATCCTGTGGCAACTGCTAAAGGAGAGGTATGGCCTCACTTTTTACAGGGCACAGTGCTAGGAACACTAACTACACAGAGTCACATACAGAGACCCGACTGGGCAGATGCCGCCGAATTAGGCGCCATTGCTGTATTTGGCATCGTTTTAATCTTTTTATCAAGGTGGGTCTATGTCGGTATCGGATTTTATATTATTCTTGCTGGTTCATGTGTGGCAGGCAGTATGTACGGGTATAGTAATTATAGGTGGCTTATTGATGCTACTTTGCCTACCCTTAGTATTCTTCTTGTAGCACTACATGCTTATACGGTTAAATTTATAAGCGAATTCCTCCAGAAACAACAGATACGCAAACAATTTCAAAGTTACCTATCACCGGATCTTGTGGCCAAACTGATCAAAGATCCTAGCCTACTTAAACTGGGCGGTGAAGAAAAAGAACTGTCAATTATGTTTACAGATGTGCGTGGCTTTACATCAATATCAGAACACTATGGCAAAGATGTTCAAGGGTTAACTAAGATAATGAACCGTTATATGACAGCCATGACCAAGCGTATTCTTGAAAACCACGGCACACTAGACAAATATATCGGTGATGCTCAAATGGCATTTTGGAACAGCCCTATTGATGATAATTGGCATTGTCGTCAAAGTGTCAAAGCAGCCCTTGAAATGTTAGGCAATCTCAAGGAGTTTAACGATGAAATCGCAAAGGAAGGAACACCTGCTTTTGGTATGGGTATTGGTATTAACACTGGGGTTGTTGTCGTCGGCAATATGGGCAGTGAGCAACGTTTTGACTATACTTGTTTGGGTGACGCAGTTAATTTGGCCAGCCGCTTAGAAGGACAAAGCAAGAACTATGGCGTGCTAATTGTGCTAGGTCCAGAAACTGCTCAAAGACTAGACAATCAATATTTTACATTAGAACTAGATTGTATAGCAGTGAAGGGTAAAAAAGAAGGCGTAACCATTCATACGGTGTTCTATAATCCAGAAGAAGGTAAGATCAGTCAATGGCTAGCAGATAAAGAACGCCATGATGAAATGTTGGCCTACTATCGTGCTCAACAATGGAATAAGGCGCTGAAAGCAGTAGAAAATCTTAAAGGAAAATTTGATGGACAAATGGATCACTACTATGAACTATGGACCGAACGCATTCATGAAATGGCCAGTGCAGGATTACCATCAGATTGGGACGGCGTATTCAGAGCAACTAGCAAGTAGCCTTATAGATTCGTATGTAAAGATATTTGTAACACATTGGTTCTGGCCCTACTTTGTGATAGGAAACGCAGACGAATGGCAGAAACTAGGTATAACTTTAAACGGAGTCAAACCCATAAGGTGTTAAATGGACAAAAAACTAACCACAATATTATGTAGTGATGTAATTGGTTATAGTCGTATGATGGGCGCAGATGAAGAAGGAACACTGCGCAAATTAGATCAATGTAGGTCTATTATTGACCCTTCTATTAAAACATATAATGGTCGTATTTTTAACACAGCAGGAGATGCTGTTCTCGCTGAATTTCCCAGTGCCACAGATGCTGTAAAATGTGCCTACGAAATTCAAAATAAAATACAGTCATTAAACATAGACATGCGCTGGCGGATTGGACTACATCTGGGAGAGGTTTTTGCCTACGGTGATAATCTCATGGGCGACACTGTAAACATTGCTGCTCGTATAGAAAGCACTGCTGACCTCGGTGGTGTTTGCTTTAGCAGCCAAGTTTTCGATGCTGTAAGTGGTAAAATATCTAATTTAGAAATAGAATGGCGTGGTCCACAGTCATTTAAAAATATCAAAGACCCTATTAAAATTTATGCTGTTAAGATCAAAGGTGCTCAAAAGAATCCCAATGTAGTTCATAAAGAAAGTGTAAAATACAGTAAAGAAGAACTGATAAAGAGTGTGGTTAATGATAAACCTGCTGTAGGTAAATCTCTACAGGACGCACAAAATCTCAAACGTGATCGACAATTTGGTCCTGCTACTCGTGTGTTGATGTGGCGTATAACAAAAAAATGTGGACCAAGCCTTAATGAACTATTAGACATGTCCGGCAAGGAATTAGTGCCTGTAGAACTTCGTCATGTGGTAGTTGCTATATTAAGTGAATACTGTAAGGGCATAGACAGCGATCGTGCTATGACAATATATAAACTGCTACAAGGACCGTTGGGTGTTCATCGTAGCCTTGGATTACAATTTTTAAAACAGGCCGCAAAGACCAATCCAGAAGCACAAATGGAATACAGTTCTACAATTATGGAAGATCCTCATAGTAGTCAGAATGAAATCACAGATGCTGTAGAACAGTTAGTCACTATGGCTCGTAGAAAGAGTCAGCCTGCTATGTTAAAATTATGCGACTACTATAATAAGATTGGTGAAAAACATCAACAGTTTTTATGGTTGTGGGTATTGAGAGGACTGTTTGAACCTTCAGCGCAGAACAAACTTCAACTGTTAATGAATACAATTAACAAGACTGATTTTACCAATTGGAAGATAGAAGGAGAGTCGTTATTAGATGAAATTAAATTTAAGAACGACCCTGGGAACTATGGTTACTAGACCATTCTCTCTATAATAATTGTATTCTTTTTGTAACCACCACCTATACTTAGTGTGATTCTATAAAATCTACGATTGGTCATATCTTGAACATTGTATATGGCCATGTCGCCCTGCCATGGAAAACTCCATGTAAATGGTTGTAGCCATGCTGTAGTTAATGTGTTTCCATTCCAATAATTAGCACTCCAATTTCCTGTATAGTCACCTTTGGCCCAGTAGATCTGTCCTGTGATGTTTACTGATAAGGTTCCGCTAGTTGTTCTAAATTGTAAACTACGACTACCACTAGGGGCTAACTGAACAGCCAATGTGTCCAATGATAATTCAACACCGTCATCAATGTTAGCCGCCTTGTAACCTGGGGGTGCTGAGACTATAACGGGAGCGAATGGATTAGGAGCACCTCCTACCATTACAGGACCACTTGATCGTGTTGTTGAACTTGTAGATGTGGTAGCAACACTTCCAGCATTAACAGTAGTTCCATCTGTTTTAGTAATAATAAGGAAACCATTGGTAATAGTTGCGGTAGAGATACCTACACCATCTCGACCAGGAGTTCCATCTTGTCCTGAATCTCCCTTTGGTCCTTGTAGTCCATCTCGACCAGCAGGACCTTGTACGCCCTGTATACCTTGGTCTCCCTTTTCACCTTTAGGACCAGGTGCTCCATCTCTACCAGCAGGACCTGGTTCTCCTTGATCACCTTTAGGTCCAGGTGCTCCATCTATACCATCTCTACCAGGTTCTCCTTTTTCTCCCTGAGGTCCCTGAGGTCCATCAACTCCATCTCTACCAGCAGGACCTGGTTCTCCTTGATCACCTTTAGGACCAGGAACAGCCTCTGATACTGTTTCTTCTAACGGCGCTGAAATGATTTTTCTAAGACCACCTTCATCTGGTATAATGATTGTGTTAGTATCAGAATCATAAAACATTTCATCTTTGAGTTGGTCATAATCTTCATTAAAATGAACACTAACAATTCTTCTTATTGCCACCTTATATCTCCCTAATCTTAGCCAAATGTAAAAACTCAAACATCTTTAAGTATATATAGCCTATGTCTATTTCAAACCATTTGCGTGATAATTTAACACTCGCTGGGTTAAGATGGTGGTTGTTGTGCAACTCCTCTCCACCAATAACAATACCCCAAGGACAAATGTTCCTACTATTATCTTCCGTGCGTCCATTTCTATATCCTAACCAGTGTCCTACACCGTTGATTACGCCTGCTGCCCAAAATGGTATCCAAGCCATTTGAACTAACCATATTAAAACTCCCCACAATGAAAAACATAAAACATTTATAATTAGCAGTAGAGTAATTCCTAACCATGGAAGTTCGGAATAAATTTTTCGTTCTATCCAATCAGAGGGCGCATCGGGAGCGTAGGTCTTGGCCAGTATCCCTCCCTCAAGAGCCATACGATAATATCTAACGCCACGTAAGAGAATATTGTAACGGCCAAAAACAACAGGACTATGCGGATCGCCTGGCTGGTCGCTATATCTATGATGCGCACGATGAACTGCCATCCACTCTTTTGTAACCATACCAGTAGTCAGCCATAACCACAACCTCATAAAGTGGCTTAATAGGGGATGAAACACGATACCACGGTGTGCCATGCCCCTGTGTAGATATAGCGTCACGCAAATTATTGTTATGTGTGTGGCTATCAGTGTCCATACGATCATCCACATCAAACTACGCTAGCCGCAATATGTACGGCTTGCACTATATACCTGAACATTTCTTCATTGCCTGCACACTCTTGAGCAGCACGAACTTCTTTTATTTCCTGTAAAAGATAATTACGCTCTTCGAGACTGAGTTGCCCACCACGATAGGCTGCTTCTATATTGCTGATTTCTTGTATTAAAGGGTGTCCCATTGTCATCGCTTTCTCCATGCGTTAATTGCTACGTCAAGTCTCTGTAATGCTGTCTTTTTACCTAGTTCACAAAAGATTTTGTTTGTGCTAGATCTAAGTTTTAATATGTGAGCCTCTAGTCCTTTAAGATTTTCTGCCTGCGGATCATTGCGCAATTCAGCATATCTGCTCAGTCTAATTGCCTTTGGCACAAGTTCAGAATAATCAGGTTGCTCACAATTAAGGTTTTCTATGGCTATATGTATTTCAACTACCTTGTCAAACATCACAGGATCATGGTCTCTAGGCCAATATTTCTTAACAGTGTCAACACCTGATTGAATTGTAGAGCAACCTGTTATTAAAAAAAATATTAGACCTAAGAATAACTTATTCATCGCCGGCTGCGTCTTTAATTTCCTGCGCTGTGGCTTTACGACCTTTAGGACCACCTATGGGCTTGTCTGCTTCTTCGGCGGCTTTCTTGGCAGCAGCATCTTCTTCTTTTTTCTTCTTAAATGGATCAACGTTAATTTCTTGTTCGGCGATGATACGTTCTTTATCAATGGTTTTTCCACGTAGTTGTAATACTGTTTCTACTTTTTGATTCAATCTTATTAGGTCATTATCCAACATGCGAATACGATCAATTAGAGCAATCAGCGTTCCATTTGCTTGACCAATCACAGGCTTAACAACCGTAGTCACCCATTTCCATACAAAGAAAATAAAGTAACCCATACCTGCGGCGCTGACAATAGGAAAGCCATATTTGTTTATAAGTTCTGCTATATTTTCCATTGATACAGTAATTCCATAAGATATCGAAATAGTTCGGGGTGTTTGTTTTCATCTATGCCTATTCCTGCGGCATGTATAAGTTCCAACGGAGTCATCAGTCTCTCCTTTGATCACTCTGCTCAGCACGACTGATTCGATTATAATCAGGCTGTAGGCCTAGCGCATGACTGATCTTTACATCAATACGTTGAACATCATGGTTCATTGTAGATACTCTAGCATCAAGGCCTTTAATTATTCCAGCCATACCATTGACACTAGATGTGACGCCATCTAGAATAAATTTTAGTGTAAGGAAAACAAAGTAGCCCGCAGCTAGTGCAGCCGCTATAGGAAATCCAACATCTGCTACTAATTTAAAGAAATCCATGTTACCGCTCCCAATAACAATTATATTTAGTGTTAATTGGGAACAGTGTAATCTACATGGTTAATTACCAAATAAAATTATTTTTGTAATAGTCTACTATACGTTCTAATTCAATATCAAAGTCAGCATGAGGTTGCCAACCTAGCTGTTTTAATTTTTCATCGGAAATAGCATATCTAACATCTTGCCCAGGTCTTTTAAGATCTTGAACATACTGCTCATAGCTTCCTATATTTCCATACAATTTCAAAATCTTCTTAACTACAGTAAGATTTGACTCTTCATAGTTACCTGATATATTATAAATTTCATTTTTTACACCAGATTCGATAATGGTTAAAACTGCACGAGCTGTATCGTCAACATGGAGCCATGTTCTTCTAGGAGTTCCTTTATCATGAAGATCAATTTTACGACCTATGGTAAGATGCTTAATGCTCTTAGGAATAAGTTTTTCAACATATTGCCCTATCCCGTAATTGTTTGTAGGTCTTACGATAACATAAGGAATGTCAAAAGTTCTTGCCCAAGCTAATACTAACATATCAGCAGCAGCCTTTGTAGCACTGTAAGGATTGCTAGGTTTCAATAAATCAGATTCTGCATGAAACCCTTGTTCTATATCACCGTAAACTTCGTCTGTGCTAAAGTGTAATAACGTCGGCATTATGAATCTACGTTTTTGCTGAATCAAACTTAGTAAATGATGAACACCGTTTACGTTACTTTTAAGGAAGATATCACTTGACATAATACTGTTATCAACATGTGTCTCGGCAGCAGTGTTAATAATATAGTCACAGTCAAGTAGTCTATCGAGATCATTTATGTCGCTCTTAATAAATTTAAAATTATCAGATGATTCTAATTCTGGTAAAAATTGGGGATTACTGGCATAGGTCATTTTATCTACACCAATAACATACCAACCTTTTTCTAAACATTTTTTAGTAACATGATATCCAATAAACCCTAAACATCCTGTTACATAGACAATTTTCTTCATAGATTATCCCTTGTAGATAATACTTTGTAATTTGTCTTGATTATCTACAACCCACTTAGGATGAGTATCATATGTGATTGGAATTGGATTGAAGATAAATCCAAAATCTTGCATCGTTCTTTCTATAGCTTCTTCTGGAGTTTCTAATTCCCATTTTGTCTTATCACGATTAGGTAACACATCTTTAGAATGTGCCCAACTACGATATTTCTCTAACAACATATAACCGTTAGTATTATCAATTGAACTAAAGTGCCATCCTGCATTTTTAATGTTAGGATGTGTTCTTATTTGAAAATACAATTCTCTTAATGTTCCTGGTAAGTATTTCTTAAAATTAGCAAATTGGGTAATACTGCTACAAGCATATTCACCATTGTCTAATTTGTGTTGTAGATTTATTTTGTAGATATAAAGAAATGTATCACAAAAAACAATAGGTCGAAGGCCTTGTGGATGGGTAAAGTTCGGATCATTGAAGTAGCTGATAGCTGTGTCAACTGTTTCTTTTTTAAGAATTTCATCACATGGGCTAAAAATTACAACATCGTCGTCTTTAGCATCTAATTCTAAAAGAGTTTTATAAATCCAATTAAATTGAAACAGATCTCTTATCCAATCATCAGTATCAGTGTTATCTCTATTACGAGTTGCATGACTGTCTAATAACCAAGGATATTTGTAAATAGCATCTTGAAAATTGTCAAAGCTTACATAATGTAATTTCTCTTTATATGGAGCAAATCTTTCATGATCAAATCTTAATGGCTTAGGTCTACCTGTGTGTGTTTCTCCAGCTTCTACAACAATAAATTTATCGACAAAATCCCAATGCTGATTCAATCGAATTTCATATACATCATTTTCTTGAAAAAATTGTGTGCAATCATAAACAGTCATTTTATCTCCTAACAAGCTAACCATTCGGTATTTTCGGTATACCAATGAACAGTTTCTTGTATTCTTTGAAACATATTTAACGGCTCCTGCCAGCCGTGTTCAACTAATTTGGCAGGACTTGGGGAAAACTTGGGTTCATTCCCAACTCTAATATTAGTGTCAAAATTATAAACTAATTCTTTATCTAGTGCTAGTGCAATAAGATTAGCGAATTCTAAATTTGTGTAGTAAGTTAATCCTGAACTATTCCATTTTTCACAAAGTGTTTTTTGATGATCTAAAATAAAACGTGTATGTAGAGCAACATCCTGAGCATGGAACCACCGTCTTCCACTGATAGATCCATCTTGTCCTTTATGTATAACCAGTGGTTCACCGGCTAAGACTTTTCTAATTGTGCTAACAGGAAACCGATTACTTTGCGATCGTTGACCAAATGTATTCGTTATGTGTGTTATGCTAATAGGCACATGGAACGTGCTTGAATAAGCAATACAAATTTCCTCCCCGCTGGCTTTTGAGGCGGCATAAGGACTGACTGAATTATATCTGTCAGTTTCCTTTGAATCGTAATTAGGGCTAACTGGGCCAAAAACCTCACCTGCACTATAATAAAAGAATCGCTTTAGAGGTAACAACCTAGCTAAATTTAAAAGATTTGTAGTTCCAATAACATTATCAGTGATAACACTTAAAGGATCTTTTATGGAGCTTTCAGCACTAGCATTGCCTGCTGCATGTAGTATTAACTCTGTATCAAACAACTGATCAGCCAGATGAGTTGCTGGCTCTCTTATGTCGTGATAGATTATTTTTATTCGATCTTGATAAGGATCAAGCCTTATCAAATTTTTTGTATTCGGTCTAAGCAAACATACCACTTGATGATCTTTGATAAATTCGTCAACAAGATAGTGTCCAATGAATCCATTGGCGCCTGTAATTAAAACTTTGCTCATTTAGTAACCTATAGGATATCCGGATGATGATATTAAAGATCTTGCTGCATTTATAAACAAATTAAGATCGGAGGCATATTGAATAAAATCTATTCCTCGCTGACGCCATTTTTGTAGGCCTTCTATAGTATCAGTAAATGTTCCGATAGGAATGCTAGCAGTTTGACATTTATCTATAATCATATTCATTGCATTTTGAACTTCTGGATCCCATATTTCACCAGGTTTACCCATACTTTGACTTAGATCATACGGACCTACAAATAAACTAACATTGCTAGGAATAGCCGAAATGATTTCATCGATATTTTTAACAGCTTCAGTTCCTTCTAACTGCAAGATCAATTTATTATGCGAGTTAGCATATTCGAGATACTGATCTTTATTGAGTCTAGAAAAGTTACTAGCTCGAACAAATCTGCATAAACCTCTATTACCTACAGGTGCAAACATTGTAGAGTTAACGGCTGCATTAACATCAGCAGCTGATTGAATATGTGGCACTTGAATTGCAGAGACATTTAAGTCTCTGCACCATTTAAAGTACGGCTCACTGCCTTGTGGTATCCGTACAATCATTTCTAAATTTCTACGTTCTGCTGCTAATAGTAAAGGATATAAGTCTCTAGGACTAAGAGGTGTATGCTCCATATCTACTACTGCAAAATCACAACCTGCTATGCCCATAGCTTCAATCATTTCCATAGACGGGCATTTTACAAAAAACCCAAATTTTGTTTTTGTCATCCTAGTTCTCCATTAGTGGAATTATCATTTCGGATTCAAGCTCTTCTTTAGTTAAGAAAGGATATAGATCTTCTAGAGGACTACTATACATTGTGCCGTCTGGTCTGGTCTTAACTGCACTCTTAGGAATTAGCTCTTGAAATTCTGGCATTTTAATTTCTGCAAATATAGGTCCATCTGTATTCAAAATTTGATTAATAAAGAATTCAAGGTTCCTAGAATTTGTTTTTATCCTATGTTGAAGACCAAATGCAGAGGCTATTTTTTTAAAATCAGGGAATGTTACTCCAGATTTAGGACCACATGCTCCTGCTGAACCTGCACTCTGATAGATTGCATTATGTGTGTGTTTGATTGTAAGATATCCATTATTATTCAATAAGAATATTTTAATGTTTAAATTGTTCTCAATCATGGTTTGCAGCTCTTGAAGGTTCATCATAAAACTCCCCTCCCCTGCTATAAGAATTGTTTGTCTAGTCTTATCAGAGCAAAGTGCAGAACCAATAGCACCAGGAAGACCGAATCCCATTTCGCCTAGGCCTGTGCTAGTAATTAATCTTTGTCCCTTTTTCAATTTTATAGCAGCATGAGTGCATGTTAAAGCGGTTCCCATGTCTGTTATAATATTACAATTTGTGCCTAACGATCTACTTAGTAGCTCAATAAACCAATAGCTATTAATGCCTTCTTCATCCAAATTTTTTGGTTCAACTGCCATAGGATACTTTTGCTGCCAATGAGATATTTTAGATCTCCAAGCTGTCCAGCTAGTGTCTATAGTTCCAGTTAGTGCTGTATCCAAGGCTTCTAAAAATTTCCTTGCATCTGCTAATACTGGAATATCCACATTAAACTTATATTTGTTTAACTCGATAGGATCAATATCAACAATAACTTTTTTACTTGCCCTGCTAAAAGCAAGATCGTTAAATCCTCGTTGAGGCAAGGCCAATCTTGTTCCTACAGTGATTAGAAGATCACAATTTTGTAGAGCTAGATTAGCAAATCTCTGACCATATGTTCCAGCACGACCTACAAAGTTCGAGTCATCATCGCATAATATGTCTGCTGCCTGCCATGAAACTAACGAAGGCATATTAATCTTAGTCTGAACACGCTCTAATGCTTCAATTCCATTAGCAATTCTAACACCGTGTCCGATCCAAAGTAAAGGTCTTTCAGCTTGTTTAATTAGATCAATAACTGAATTAACTACAGTTGATAAGTCGACATCAGGTTCAGCATCTGGAGTGAACCCTACTAACTCATCTAGATTAATTTGAGCATGTTGAAGATTTTGAGGAATCTCAAGCCAAACAGGACCTGGTCTTCCTGAATAGGCAAGATGGTATGCCTTTTCTAACATCCATTTAATGTCTTTAGGATCAGTTAAACAATAACCGAATTTAGTCACAGTTTTAGTAATATCTACCATGTTGAGTCCTTGAACACCTTTACCACGCATCTCGTTGGCCGGATGAACATATTCAAGGTTTTCTTGACCTGCTAGAATAAACAATGGCATACTATCTAGGTGTGCATCTGCTAGACCGATTAGAGTATTACTTGCTCCCGGGCCACCTGTTACCATCATTACCGCCGGGTTACCTGAAGCTCTCATTCTTACTAACGAAGACATAATTCCTGCTTGCTCTTGATGTGGGCAAACATAAGACACGCCAGCTTGTTCAAAACTTTCAATCAAGCGTATGCTTCCTGATCCTGTTATAGCAAAGGCTAGATCAACACCTTTGTCTTTAAAAAATTGTGCAATATAGTCTGATATTCTCATATTAACATTGATTATATTTGATTTCTTTTACAAACATCAAGACAGTTTCCGGTCTGAAACCATCCATTTCCTTAGCTACTCTTTTTACTACCTTTACTAGCCCAACATCTCCAGGAATGACCACATCATGCTCTCTCTTGTTCACATCTTTCATCAGTCCACCTTTTAGGACCATAACAAGATCATCGTCGTTGAATTCATCAAGCACATCGTCAGTAGCGTTTAACACATATAAGATACTGTCACCGACTTCGTATCTATCAACATTATCATTTTCCGGATCAGTGATCCAAATACAACTTTCAGTTTTTGGTAGTTCAAACTCTAGACTTTCATAGCCTTGATTTGTTCTCCCATAGTTGTCCTGTAATCTTACCAGGTCATTTTTATCTACCGGTGTTTCTGCTTCTAATAACACTACATCAGTAAGAGCGCAGGTTTGATGAAATAATCCACGTCTTATCATTTGCTTACTTGGAGCACGAAGTATCTTACTATCTGATATAAAGTTAATTTCTGCACAACCACCTGCAATAATTAGTCCAGTAGTTTTAGTTGGATGGCAGTGCATACTAGTCTTTTCACCCTTGTTAATATGCAATAGCCATAAACTCATTACATCATTTTTATAGGCTAGATATTCATATCCCCAAGGCTTACGAACAATAACAGTATTATGATTATTCATATTAATTTGGCCTATAGATTAAATCTGCTTGGGCACCCTTCAGTGGACCTTCTAAGTGATAATCTAATGCTTTCAAATAAAGCTCTACGTCTTCTTTAGTAACTCCATATCTGTGCTCCCATCCAAATTCTAATATTATAGTAGGACGACATTCACGTATTGTCTGTTCAGCACCATGTAAAGCATGAAGTTCAAATCCTTCAACATCTAACTGAATTACATCACACTCATTTAATCCTAGATCATCTATCCTAAGTGTGGGAATAGTTCCACCTGGCTCTACATGTTTGGCTCCTACATTGAATGGCATATGATTACCCACTGCGATCCTTTCTCTATGAAAACCCAATGCTGCCTGATATTTGTAAACATTCGGCTCTGTTACATTGAGGTTAAGACAATAAAAGTTAACAGGATCTGGCTCAAACGTATAAACATGTTTAAACAATCTAGCAAATCTTTTTACATAAAGTCCGCAATTTGCTCCTGCCTGAACAATTACTCTATGCTGATTAACAACTGCTGCAATCTTTTCAGGTGTTTCTGCAAATTCACCTGCTAGGTCAAACCATGCTCCTCCTTGTCCACGAGCATCTTCTTTTGGCCAATACCAACCGTGTTCATTTAGATACACAAGATCTTTCATAAAATTCCTTTTAGATATATAAACTTAAAAAACTTCTCACCTTATCACCGATATAACTAATTTGCTCAGGTGTAATCACTGGACTAGTTCCATGGAAAAAGGTGTTAGTCATGGCCAGAGTCGCCATCGGATAATTCTTTTTAGCTATTTCCGGATCCATGATATGACTATAAGCAGGTTGAAGCATGATATTACCTGCAAAGTAAGGTCTGGTTTGAATGAGATTTTCTTCTAGGTAATCTACAATATCATTACGGCTAAACGGAGCACCTTGTTTAATAGTCAATGGAAAAGCAAACCAACTAGGATCACTACCTTCTGTAGCCTTAGGTAAGATAAAGAATTCTTCATAATCTTTGTAGATGTCAAATAACAAGCTATAATTACGACGACGTAGAGAATGAATAGTATCTAGTTTCTTTAACTGCTCTAAGCCCATGGCACCTTGAACTTCAATCGGTTTTAGGTTGTAGCCGATCTCATCATAGACATACTTATGATCAAATATTTCTCCAGGCATGGTCGGAATCCATTCGTCGAATCTTTTCCCACAAGTTCCGCATTTGAGTTTATTGGCTTCTGGACCTACACAATAGCATCCTCTTCCCCATTCTCTAAGTGACCTAAGAATAACTTCCTGCTCATAGGTGTTACAGGCAACATATCCTCCTTCACCCATTGTCATGTGATGAGCAGGATAGAAACTACAAGAAGCCATAATACCAAATGAGCCAAGAGGTTTTTCTTTGTAAGTTGAGCCGAGTGCATCACAGCAATCCTCTAACAATAATAGATCGTATTTTTTAACTAATTCCATTAATTTATCCATGTTAGGAGGATTACCTAATACATGAGCAAATGTAATAACACGAATGTCTGGGTTGTTGAACAAGACTTCTTCAACTTGTGATACATTTAAATTTAAAGTATCAAGCTCAATGTCTACAAAGACTGGCTGGAAACCTACCTGTAGAGTTGGATTTAATGTAGTTGGAAACCCTGCAATGGGCATAAGAACTTTTGTTCCTTTGGGTAGATTATACCCACGTTTACTGGTCAAACTGGCCATCATCAGCAAATTGCTGCTGGATCCAGAATTGGTAACTATACCATATTGTTTGCCAAATTGTTTAGGAAACTTACGTTCGAAACTTAGACACTTCGTGCCCATTACCAACCATCCATTGAGCAAACTTTCAGCCGCTGCTACAAATTCATTATGGTCAAAATAAGGGCCTGCATAGTTTACAAAATCACGCCCGGCTACCCACTCCTTATTGGCGTGTTTATCTGTAATAAAAGTTTTAATTTGATTTAAAATATGTTCCATGATTTATCTAATTACAAATTGTTGATAGGCATTAAAACATTGAATACGCTGTTCTAAGGTTAGAGCAGGCCAATGAATTACCCAATCACCGTAACTCCAATTTCCGTTTACACCTGACTTGTCACGGCGATCTGCATATTGCCTATAAAAGTCATAATTATAAGAGTTCATGTATTTTTGAGCAACGATTTTGACAATATCTTTATATTTGTCACTGAGCTCAATTGGTCCAGGTGGAGGCCAAGTTGGATCAGCAGTCCAAGGCAGTTCTAGTGCCAGGCATATTCCTCGCTGGTCTTGATCCCAATGTTTCATTGCTTCTTCTTCATATGAAAGCACATCATCAATAATGGCTCGACCTTGTGGAGTATTTCTGATTAGGAAACTATCACTGTTAATACCATTAACATCTACTGAGATAATAAAATGATATTGACTGAGAACTCTGTCTTCAATCCTGATACTCATATTAGTGATCATAGAATCACATCCTGTCCACCAAAACCATTCATACTCTGGATGAGTTTCTAGGAGCTCTTTAGTAAATCTAATTTTATCAAATGCCCCTGTGAATGGTTTTTTGAAATGTCCGTAACCATGTAGGTTAGCGTAAATTACTTTATTTTGATCCCAAGTATATTTGGCCAATGCCTCATAATTCTCGTCATGCATGGTAAAAAGTGCAAACATTTTTTTCCTTAAAAATAGTAACCGTTGATTCTAGGAAACCAGTTATCTCCGTAACCTTTTCTGGTTTCTGTGTGTTCATAGTCTTTTCTAATTTCCAATCTATAAGATTTACCCAAACCAATCGCAATAGAAACATGAACGCTTTGGTTAGCGATCATTAGCTCGGCTCCTTGAATATATCTCGCCATTTCTAATAGATCAGTGACTTTCTGATGATGGATTTTGATCTTAAACATGTTTTCAAATTCTTGATGTTCACGTTCTGTCCCTAAGAAAAATCCTAAATCACCTAGACCTCTATCTATATATGAATACCAATCTTCGCTGGGTTGACCATTATAGTTGTATCTTTCGGCTCTGTGAACTGCTATATATCTTCCTGGAACATGCAAAGGCTCAACTGGAGTTAACCATGATTCGTGATTAAGCTTTTTGCTGATTTCCGGATCATTGATATCCCATCCCAGAGCCAGCGCATAACATTCTGTTTGATTGCCCTGCCACTTTTCCCCTATATGAAATTTCCAGTGATCTAGCAAAATAGGCCAATCGTCTTGCTGACCGTTCCATATTTCTACTTTATCTAGATAATCTTGTGCTTCTAGTAGAGGAGCTACAAAATTATAATCCTTTTCTGTTAACCTTCCTGCGTGTGGCCCTGCATTTTTCCATCCTAGAACACGTTGGCAAAATTCATCAAGTCCGTTTAACTTGACATAGAGGTTTCCACCTCCTAGAATTTTAATTGGACATAGTGACCAAATGA